GTCTTATTCAATTCCTCAATGACTTGCTAAGCTTTAGTATCGTCTAGATTAAGTTCGGCTGTTAATTTCTATTGAACAGCAGTAGCAGTTTGTCCTTGAATAACTTGAGAACCAGATGTCTGCGCAAAGTCCTAATAAACCTATGGCTTAACTGCATTTCGATTCCCTGCTGCCGCTGTAGACTCTTCTTTACGAGCTTGCTTTGCTTTCTTAATAGCTTTTTCAAGATCTCCATATTTCTTAATAGTTTTTTGAAGCGTTGTTATTTCAGAATCAGAAAATCCCATTGCTTGAAGATTTGAAGTTAAATTATCAAGTCTAACTTTTGAAAGTTCTGTTAATTTTGTATTTGCTTTCTCCAAGTTTTTCGTCATTGTATTGACTTCACTGTTTGGGAAATTATTTCCAGAACTACTAGCTTGTTTTAGTTTAACTCCCAATGTTTGTGCTTGTGTAGTTAATTTAGCTACTTCTTGTTCATAGGATTTAATTGATTTTGAATCAAGAACTCCTGCAGTTCCTTTTGCACTTAATTGAGAGAACTTTGCTTGAAGCTAAGACAGTTCTTTTTGTAAACCTGACATTAAAGAGGTTGAGCCGCCTTGTTTTTGCATTTGAGATATCATTGATTGATATTGTTTTAGGGCGTCATCAACGTTAAGATCAAGGTTTAAAGTGTATGTTGATTGATTACTTGCCATTTATATCACCTCTTTGTAAATAATCTGCAATCTAAATCTTTAATCCAGTAAATTTTATTTTTAATGCAGGAGAAGAAAAAATATTTTCAAGTAAATTTCTTTCAGGAAAATCTTCTTTTTTTGTCTACATTTTTGAAGGGAAATCTATATTATTTATTTGAAAATATTTAGATATTTCATTATTATCTTCACTAAAAAAATTATAAACTTTTTCGAAAATCATTGATGAAGGAATAACTAAATTATTAATTAAATAAAAAATGTTTTCTCTTCCTGAAAGTATACTATACTCTCTGATAAAACCATCAAAATGAATACTAGCTTTTTCCTTTAAACTATTAGAAAAATTGTCAAAAGTCATGCTTTCTTTAAGAATATTCTTATTACTAAAAATAAATCTAAAAACTTCTATTTCATTACTACTAAGATATCTTACGATATTTCTTTCAAAAAGAGATACACCCTCATTTCCTTTATAAATTTCAACGCTTGTGTCTTGTGAAACATAATGCTTAATATTTACACCTAATTTTTGCTCTTCAAAAGAAAACCCAATATCTGATATACTTTCACCCACATTTGTTTTTGCTCCTGTACTGTTTGTATATACTTCCTAAACAGGGCCTAGGTGTTCAATATTCTTAAAAGAAGAAAAACCTTCATATCTCAAAACTTCACCAACTAAACCTATTGTTCCACTCTCACTCCCTTTTGAGAAAGTAATTTTATCAAAGTGAATTTGTCCTACATATTTTTTAGCTTTTTTCTTATATTCACTTAGTATGTCCTTACCATCATTTTTATCAGTTATAGTTATTGTGCCTAATCCTAATTCATTAAAATCATAACTATTATCCCCATTCTTATTTATATTAAAAAGTTCTATCGCTGATAAAAAAGCATTTCTTAATTCTTCGCCCTATTGTCCCTCTTCACTATTCTAATTCTCTTCTAAAGTAACTGTAATAAAAGGTTTTTCACTTCCACTCTCACCTATCATTAAATAATATACACCGTTTCTCATGCCCTATTTTTTTAAAGCTTCTTTAAAAGACTATTTCATCATTTTTCTCCCAGTTTTGTCTGATTCTGTTTTAATTCCGCCAACTCTTTTTTTAAAGTCACTAATAAGTTCTTCTTCTGTTCCATTTTTTAAATTATTATTATTTTCTATTGCCGCCTTAAAGCTAAAAGGAGTATTTTCTATTTTATTTTTTACTTTCTTAATATCCGTTTGCTTAGTACCTTCTTTTTTAGGAACTTTATTTTCCCCATATAAAGTTGATAAACTTATCCTATTTCCTGCCAAATATTTATCTAAAAAAGATGAAAAAGTTTTTTCTCCTACAATAAGCTAAAAACAAGTTTTATCATCAATTTCAACATTCTTATCTTCAATTTTCTAAGAATTTAACCCATATATAGAAGTCCAATATGAAACTTTATTGATACTATCATAATTTCCTGAGGAATTGTTTTTTTCATAAAGCTGTCTTTCTAAATTGTAACTTCTTTTTTTCATTTCTTTTATCTTTTCTAAAAAAAGATCATTAAGTTTACTTTTATTATTCATGTCACGTGAGAGTTCATTATATGTAGATTTTATATCCTTTTCAAATTTTTTGCAACTTTCTAAGAGAGGATTATCTTCATTATTCAAATGACCAAAATAATATTTACTTATATTACCCTTGATATTATTCAAAAGGTTTTCACTCATAAATACTCACCACTCAACTCCGTCTCCAAAAACGTAATCTTGCAAACACTCCCATTATTTCTACCTTCCTCAGGATACCCAGTAAAATAAAAATCACTAGTAACAGCACTCTCATATCCACTTCCCAACTTAAGCGCCAAATTACTGCTCAATCTTAATCTCGGAATCTCTAATAAAACAGTCCTCGATTCTCCATTCCCATAATCCTTTGCAGTCATTTTCCCAGCTAAACTCATCCATCCATTAAATAGTCTATTCCCCACATCAAGCTCTCTAACACCATCATCATAATCAAAAGTATAATCAACCATTACTCTCCTATGTTCAGCTTTAAAAATAACTCTATTCTCAACTATATCAAAATTCATTATTCTATTGCCTGTCTCAACATCATAACAGAATATAAATCTATCACGGCATGGCGGCAAAGGTTTCAAAAGTATCCAAGGCTTTCTACCCATTGGTAATTGTTCTCCATCTGGATTACCCTGTACTCCCCATTTGCCATCAACATGATTTGGTATATATTTTAGATCAGCAAACCAATATCCATCATCTTCAATAACATTGACTTCCTCCTAAAAAGAAATAGATTTATTCTATCTCTCATTTATTTTAGAATTACTTAACATCGCTAAAGATAAAGGAGATAAAATTCCATTAGTTATTGCAAATGAAACCTCTTTATCAATTTCCCAATCTAAAAGTACATTATTATTAAAACCACCCCTTGCAGTTTTTAAGCTTCTACTTTCCTAAAGCTATGCAATCTCAGCAGTCTTAAAACTAAGAATTGTCTCATTAATATCATATTTCCTCTTGCCGACTTCAAGCGGCTAGTTCAATCTAATATTAACATCGTACAATTCTTTCATACCAACATATCTATCCATCTTAACATCTCCATTCATTTCAATTCTATAATCAATGTAATTAAAACACTACTTTATTTTATAAAATCAAGAGGGCAAATCTTGTCAAGAATTCGCCCTCCTTTATTATTAATAAATTTCGTTGTTGTCTATAGGTGTAATAATGTCTCCATAATCTTCCATTGCTGGTGTATAAGTAAGTTTTGTCTTTTGCGGCAAAATTCTTGTACCACCTTGGAAACGATCTTCTTCTGTGTCTAGTTGAATCATCTCCATCATTATGTCATTCTCTGGAACCAACACATCTATTGTCATAGAGAATGTCGTTGGATCTCCGTCTGCCTATAAAGTTATTGAAGTATCTGATGATACATTTGCTTTAAAAATTGTGATTTGATATCGCTGGTCTTTACCTGTTTTTTGATTTCGTATGTAGGTTTCTCCAACTATTTTATAATCATCTGGGAATGTATCCGCATCAATTGTAAAGCAAGAACCAAGAACCGCATCATCTTCGTATTCTTGATACTTTACAGTTCGTGTCCATTTGTAATAGACAGTACCGAATTTGATTTTGAAAATATCATTCATCCAAGAAAAATCGTTTTCTCGTAAACCAATTGCTCTAACAAATGCTGACCATCCATTTTCAGTACTATAATTCAAAAGCAAGCTGACACTACGTGGCAAATAATAATCTGGCTCTTTTGTTAAAACACGATTTGTTGCTATTGAAGCTAATATCTCATATAAAACTTCATAATCCAAAATAGAATTCTACGAAATATTAATTCCACTCGAAGCAGATGCTAAAGTATAAGTATAAACATTATCTAAAGAAAATGTTACTGTATAACCCTTTGAAGAACTATCTCCAAGAGATGATGAATCCCATGTTGAAATTAAATATAATAAGTACTAGTATAATTTTGAATAAGAACTATAAACGTCTAGTTCCTAATAATTACCATAATCATACCTATTTTCACTTACCAAAGTTGATGTTTCCCAAAACTTCTCTAAATTATATCCCTAAATTTCATCATCCTCAATATGAAGCAGTGGTAACATAGTTTTAGCATCATAATAAATACTATAAGTTTCACTTCTATCATCCGCATAATATCTAAATAGATTATCAAGCTGTTCTTTAGTACTAATTTTAAATCCATCTCTCTTAGTTACCAAACACTTTTCCATTCTATCTACAACTTCAACTTCACCAATATTAGTTTTTATATTACCAATATCACTCAATTCTTTCAGTGAATTTCTAATAATATAAATAACATACTCAGGCATTGCTTTAGCTGAATACCACCGATAATGTCCAACTTTAAGCACGCCATTATCGTCATAATGATCATTTATATTCTCATACCCTTCTAAATTCAATTGTGAAACACTTAAGTAATTGGCGCCAAAGTAAGTACCAAAATTCTCTAAGTCGTAGGTATAAGTCCAAGGTTGAGATAAGTCATTTTTCCCAGTATCACTGCCAACATCATTGACACCATCAAATAGAACAGGTCTATCATAATATCTATTAATAAAAGCAGTTTTCAAATCATCATCTAATGTATTAGCAACATCATTATCTAAAATATCCAAAGTAGTTCCTTCAAGCTTATTTTGAATAATTTTAAATACAATATTCCATTCATCATTAGTTAATTGCGGCGAAGGATAAGCTTTAGTAGAATACCTCAATCTACCATATACATTTGCATAATTAATTTTTGCTACTAAAGAAGTTGCATCACTAAAAGTACTATCTAACTTGCCGCCCCATATCATACTCATAGACGCTGGCGAGAACAACGCATCTTCTAATGTCAATTGAACTGATTTTCCAAAATTCCACTTAATCAAATTCTTATTCTTTAAACCACCAGTAGCAAAAACACTCTCAGCAGTTTTTTCATAAATGGAAACTTTTAATGTATCTAAGTAAAGAACAGGAGTATAAACAATCTCATCATCGCCAACCTAATTCATTGAATAGAACACAACATCAGCAACTTCCTTAATACCATATTTTTCAAATAAATTCAACTCTTTCACCTCCTTAATAAATCTCGTTGTTATCAATAACAGTATCAACGTATTCCTGATTTGTAGGAGTATAAGAGTATCGTTTATCTTGAGGTATAATTCTAAAGCCGCCCTCTCTCTTATCCTCTTCTACATCGAACTATCTTAATTCCATCATTACTTTATCTTTCGGCATTAAGATATTTACATCTATTGAAAAAGTAACGGGGTCACCGTCAGCTTGTAATTTAATATCTGTTGCTGGAGAAATTTTTGCTCGAGGAAATACGATTTGACATCGCTAATCTTTTCCCGTTTTTTGCTCTCTTATATAAGTCTCTCCAACAATTCTATATTCACTTGGAAACGTATCTGCGCTGATTATTAAATCCGTACCAATTGTTGTAAAAATACTACCAGCTTCATCTACAGTACGTGTCCATTTATAATAAATTGTATTGCGTTTAATTTTAAATAGATTTGGATTCTTTTGAACATATTTGATTAATAATGAATTAGTGTCAAAAGTAATTTTCGTAATTGTATATCCATCTGTTTCAACAGTAATTCCTACTGGCAATCCATTTTCATCTAGACCACCAATAAAGATTATATCTTCCAAATGATCAAAATCTTCAACTTGCGCCGCCACCCAATCAGCAATTGAATTGCCTATTAGACTAATCAAATCAATACCAACTAATGCTATTTGATAAGCAACTTGATATGGAAAATCATAGTAGCAAGCACTTTTTTCTTCAATTGACTTGGAAATACTCAATAAAACAGTTGAATCAGTAATTTCAATTGATTCAGTATTTTTAATATATTGCTTTGTATAAGGTTCAATATTAAAATTCTCACCAGTAAACAAAGGCAACATTGTCTTAGCATCATAATAAATTGTATAGCTCTCATCTGTAACATTATTATAATACTTTACTAGATTTTCTCTTTGCTATCCAGCATCAATTGTAAATCCATCTCTATTTGTAACAACGCACTTTTCAAATCTATCTATATACTAACTGTCATAGAGATCGTTTTCAATTTTTCCAATCTTATGAACTGAATCAATCTCTTTAACAATTTCATTTATTACTATCGGCGGCATAGCAAGATAGAATTTATCTTGCAAGTCGCAATAGCACAAATCTATTATAGTTCCTAAATAGTTTGGGAATAAATAGTAGAATATATGGTCATTAAACGTGTCACGGCCGCAGTAAGGATTATTCAAAACATCAGTTGAATTAGAAAATTCTAAATAAGTTGCTCGGCAGTAAAAACCTTGCGCTGTTATACTAATCCAAGCAGTTATTGTTCCTGTTCTGTAGCAAATACTTCCATTCTAAACATAACGTACGTAAATATTCTTTTTCAGTACTAATGTTTCAACGGTATTATTAGTTGCGGCATTATCAATTCTTGCTTTTATATATTCAGCCGCAGCCTCCTCTGTGTACCAAGAATTTGACGATTCTATATAGATTTTTGTTCCTCCAGTCTCAACACTTTCAGTAAAATCTGTATCAACTTTCTCATCAACAATTCTTATGTCAACACCAGAATATCCATCGTTTATATCATAAAAATATGCAACATTTCTTGATTGCGGCGACAATTGATTTCTATTCATATATTTTTGTGTCAGATATTTTCTATTCTCAGCGACAAACTAATCGCCTTCTTTATCACCACGAATGGTATCATACTAATATCTATATGAATATTCTTTATTATCACTGGCGTCTAAAGTCAATCCTGCGTCTCCATACTTTGCACTATAACCAGCTTTCTCTGCGCATCTAAAAACGATCTCCCATTCACTCATTGTCAATTGCGGCGAAGGATAAGCTTTAGTTGAATAGTGTAATCTACCATATTTGTTTGCTGTATTAAGCTTTGCAATTACAGAAGTCCAATCAGCTAATTTTGTCTATATTCGTCCATTTAAGAACATATCTAACGATGCATCTGAAAATAAAGCATCTTCTAAAGATAAAGTAATCTCTTTACCGAAGTTCCACGATATAACTTTACCGTTTCCTTTTCCTCCTGTAGCATTGACTGTCTTCACTGTCTTTTTAACAGTGGAAACCTTCAATGTATCAAAAAATAAAACAGGTGTATAAAATTCTTCATCTCCAACTCTGGTAATTGAATAGAAAGTAACATCTGCGACTTCCTTTATACCGTATTGATTGAAAATGTTCATTTAATCACCTCTTTTATGTTACTGGTTCTAGAGTTGCTTCATACTCATCGGCATCCAAATAGATTGTCTATGCAGATGTTGACGATGAAGTTGAGCTAAAGGAAACAGGTTCATCTAAATCCTCATCACGAGTCCATGTTGTTGATGTTGTAGTTGTTACTTGTCCTGTGGCAGCGACTTCAATTGTCATTTTATCATTGTCACCTTCACCAGAATTCTTAGTTAATGAATCCTCCCCATTAGATAAGCTATAAACTGTCCCTTCTTCAGGTTCAACAATCTCTAAGCTAACAATTTTTGAACTTGTAGTCGTACTCTCACTAGAAGTATAAGAAACATTCTGCTCATCTAACTCTTCATCAGTTGGTTCATAAGTACTATCATAAGGAGTAATTTCAGTACTACCACTAGCATATTTACCATATTTCTTCTCTGCAACATCATACTGTGTCAACTTCATCATAACTCCATCGGCACGACGCATTGCAGTTAAAGTCATTGTAAATGTTGTTGGATCGCCATCAGCTTGAAGGGTAAAACTGTTTTCAGTACCCATCTTGCACAATGGAATCTCAAACTGGAATCTCTAATCCTTACCCGTCTTACGACTTCTAGAATAAGTTTCACCAACTAATCTATAAGTACCAGGGAAGTGAGTTGCATCAACAACAATTTGCTTGCCCAAAGTAGTATGTTCATATGCTTTTGTACGAGTCCATTTATAATAAACTTCATATTGCTTAAAAGCACGTAAGTTACCTGTGATACGTTGACCATTTCTGCGATAATATTCTGCGGTATTAGGTTCATATGGTTGCATTGTCTTAGGGTCTATAAATACTGTTAGCTCAGTATTTGCATATTTTTCCATATAACGATAATTACCGTGTTTCATATTAACATCAGTATCAATACAGAATCTAGATGAAGCTTTACATTTTTCAATTCTATCAAGATAAACTACATTATCTAAATCATGGTCAATTTGATAGATAACTTCTTGCGGCGGCGCAATATTCGTATTATAAACTACATCGACAGATGCGTTATAACGATATGGTTGATATCCAGCAGTTTCAACTAGTGATTCTTCACTTTCAGTTAATTCACTATAGAGTCTATTACGTGCGCACTTATCTGTTCTATATCCATCGATATATAAATTCTGTGTTAAGAAAATTAAATCTGCGCCCATTACATTATATATTGGTCCTCTATCATATTCTTCGCAAGGTGCATCCTCTACCCAATCAGCAATGGTTTGTTTTGCAACATCCTCATACTCTGTCCAACGATAATTAGATTCTGTATCCTAATTATAAGGATCAGCAACACCATTTGTCTCTGTATCAGTCATAGTTGGAATGCCACCATCTGACCAAGTGCCAGCAAGATATTTTTGCCACTTATCCATATTATCGCCGCTTAAATTATCACGAATCCATTCAAAAGCTTCACGACCATACTGGACGTTGATATAATAAGGATCCTCTATTGTATCAATATATCCATCAACATCTTCAACCGGTCCTTTACCATTGTAAAAATACCATTTCTAAGTTTGTTCTCTAAAAAACAGAATCAAATCTTCAACATATACCCTTTTCTTCCCATCATTAGAAACAATATTACCACTAGTAAGCCAGCAGTAAATTGATGTGCCGCCAACGTAACCAGTAGTATTCTAGTCACTTTGTGAACCTTTTAATTCATAAGTTGGCCATCTATCAGGAATCTCACAGAAATCTGAAAATGTTTCAAGCGTTAGAACAGCACCACGTAAGTTTGCATTTGGGTTCTTGCTATCTGTTCCTCTATCAAAGAAATTTCTTAAATAGAGTTTAAGAGTCTTTGTGCCCATAGTGCCGCCCCAAGTCATTCCTTGAGAAGCAGGAGAATAGAGGGCATCTTCTAGAGTTACAGTTATCTCTTTTCCAAAATCCCAAGTAATTAGTTTTGGATTACCTAATCCTCCTTGTGCAGATACAGATTCAGCCGTTTCCTCAACAGTAGAAACTTTTAACGTATCTAAATAAAGGACTGGTACATAAACTTCATCGTCGTTTTCATCGAGTTCAATTGCATAAAGGCAGACATCAGCTACTTCTTTAATACCATATTGCTGAAATATATTCATCTAACGTCACCTCCCTTACTGCGCACTTACTCGTGTTGAACCATCCTTTTCAACTCTACTACCATTGCAACTTGAAGTCATTTCCTTTTCAACATCGTAAAATGTAATTTCCATTGCAACACCATTTGGCGGCACAGCAACTTCAACATCTAGATTAAAGGTTGTTGGGTCACCATCTGCTTCAAGCGTTAGTGTTTGGTCAGACTTAATTTTACATAATGGGAATGATAGTTGAACACGTTCATCCTCACCTGTTTCACGAGATCTAATATAAGTCTCACCTACAATCTTATACATGCCAGGGAACTCTCCAGTGTTGACAACAATTTTCTGAGCTTTGAGCTTAGAATTCTTAGCACTTAATGATAGTGATTTCTTAAGATATGGCTCACCTTGATGGAACCAATAATCATCATCATAAGGAGACATTGTTCTAGGATTTACATATGCCCAAATTGCACGACTTAAATTAGCTTTCTTACAACACGGAACACAGGTTCCACTATCAATAGCGAGGTTTGAATCTGTTAAGTCATAATCTAAGCCAACTACACCATTTGTAGGATTGCTTGGGTCGCCTAATCCAACATGCGCGTCACCTGCTCTAACGTTTGTTTGTGTGACACCCGTGGTTGTAATGCTACTACTATCAATCTCATTAAACTAAACAGATAAAACGCCAACATTGTAAGTCACTTCTTCAGATGTACTATCTACTACGCAGTTATCTGCACTAGAGTTTTTAGTAATCGTATAATAAGTAATATTAGAATCATCAGTTACGCTCTCAATATCTACGGCACCATATGCATACAAAAATGCAATATATATAGCTTCTTTCTCACTGTTCGCTGGAACATTCAAATCTTCTGTCAACGTGAAGGTAACTGTTAAATCTTCAGGAACTTTATTAATAACATCATTTGCTGTTGTTTCATCCATTGTATCTGAATCAGTACCATAATCATACACTTCTATATTAACAACCTGTCCTTCTTTTATTACAAAACTATAACTGCCTGATGGTACGGTATAATAGGTAATTCCAGTATATGTATTTAATGGGATACCTGGTTTAATATCTTTCGGACCAATAGAATAAATATTCTCCTCATATTTAGTAATTAAATAATAAGAAAGAGCATTAATGCTATCAAATCGTTCCCACATATCAATATATCTAAATTGCTCAGTATTAATATATGGATTTTCTACCCAGTATTTATCAGCATCAGCTACAGTTTCGTCAATGGTACGTTCCAAATCCCAATCAACAGATTCAGTACCAAGATATGCTTTAATTGAACCGTCAAGACAAACCCTGATCTTTAAGAAAGGATATGTTACCATATCATCTAACATAGAAATTGCTTCAAGTTGATCCCAGCAGGCTAAGGTTTTTTCTCCTTCTTCTGCTGCTTGTCTATTATAAATAATTTTAGCTTTTGGAGCTTCAAAAGGATAGTTATCTGCACCACGTCTATAAATTATCTCATATTTAAAAGACTCTGAGGGCTGATTAATCCCTACAGTCTGGAATTTCTTAATCGGATATCCTTTTCCAAGAGTAGAATAGAATCTATCTGGAACTACAGCCACAGACTTAACAGCAGTTTCAATCTCTAAATGCCATTTATAAGGATGACTATCTACATAACCAAAACCTTTTACTACTGTACCATCAAGAACAGAAGAACGAGTTAAGTAAGCTAAATCGCCATTCCAATCTTCTGCAATGTCTTCTTTTCCATCACGAGGGAGTAAAGAACTAACAGTAGCATTTGCCATATCATTTCTAGGATAGAAGCATTTTTCCATTCTTGAAATTCTTTCAGTGCCACAACCACTATCAGTAATTCCATACTGGTGATTAACTTGCGCATCTTTCCAATCAGAACTCAATACGCCGCCCCAGCATAGACCAAGTGAAGCAGGAGTACAAAGAGCATCTTCAAGAGTCATATTAATTTCCTTTGAATAATCCCAAGAAATCAAACGAGAATTGCCTAGGCCGCCCTGTGCCCAAGTATTTTCAGCAGTCTTTTCAGTTGTAGTAACTTTTAAAGTATCAAGATACAAGGCTGGCATATAATATGTTTCGCCGCTACCATCTTCTTTCTTATGAATACTATAGATTGTTACGTCAGCGACTTCTTTAATACCATATTGATCAAATAAATTCATTATTCCATTCACCTCCGTATTTAATTATGATAAGTAAAAGCAGCCATTGGACCATTAGATCGCCAATGGCTGCAACTTACCATTTTACCTTATTTTATATCTATTAATATTCAGTAGCACCAATAGCTAGGTCTTCCTCTGTATCACTACTAATCTTATACATTTCTGCATCGTCAAGTAGGTTGAGGTTTTCAGTATCCTTAACCATTGTAGAACCATCGTTCTCTTCTTCGTTTTCTACTGTATCAAACTGAATGAACTTCATCATTACGCCATCGTCTGGACGAAGGACATCCATTGTAAAGTCAAACCAATTTTGTTATATCTCTATCTTTCAATAGAAGTTCAGACTATATCTTTACTTTTCAGTAATTGTCACATCGAAGTTATTTAACTTCTACTTCCTTACGGAATAGTCGTTGAACGTTTACCCTTTAAGGTACTACGCTGCTGATTGTCCAATCTAATAAATTTTTAACATTCACACTTATCTTTTCAGATTATGTTGTAGTTTTATTAGCTCTAAGGAGTTCCCAGCAATTAAGCAATTTTACAGTCGCATTTGATTTTACTGTTTACGACTGGATCTCCATCCGCTTCAAGCGTAATGGATGTATCTTCTGCTGACATTTTCATTTATTTTTTCAAAGTATTCGTATTACTTTGTCTAGAACTTTGCGTCACCGCAAATGATAAGACTATATCTTTACCTTTTCAGGTATTTAATATTTCGAGATTACTTAACCTCTACTTCCTCTCGGAATAGTCGTTGAACGTTGCGATTGCTGTCGCCGCGCTGCTGATTAACTCTACTATCAAATAATTTTCAAACCTTCACGAATGCCATTCCTGACTGCGTTGTGGTTTATTTGACCTAAGTTTTCCCAGCAATTAATTAATTATTGCCTTAAATGTTTCCACTTAAGCGACCAAATGTTTAGCCTCTGGAATAACGAACTGGAATCTCTGATCTTCACCAGTCTTCTTATCACGTACATAAGTCTCGCCTACTACACGATAAGTACCAGGGAATTTCTCCGCAGAAATTTCAATTGTATTACCAATACTATTATCATCATAAGCTACAGAACGTGTAAACTTATAAATCACTTCGCCCTCTGCAATTGGAGTACCATCTTGGAATGGTTCCATTGTCTGAGGATCATAGTAAACAGCCTGAGCAGTAATATCGCCTTCAGTAGGAGTACCTAGGCTATTACCTGCTGGTACAATGAAGCTTCTCTTAGCAGTGATCTTTTCCATTCTATCAATGTGATGTGTATCCTTAACGCCATTCTTAACATCACCATGTTCGCCGCCCCAAATAGCAGCCATAGATGCTGGTGTAAATAATGCATCTTCAATAGATAGTGTGATTTCTTTACTGAAGTCCCAAGTAATTAGTTTAGCATTGCCACGACCACCAGTAGCATCTACTGTTTCAGCGGCTTGCTCAATTGTACTAACCTTAAGAGTATCTAAATAAAGAACTGGAACATAGTGAAGAACGCTCTTCTTGGTCTTACGAATCTTGATAGAACCTACTGTGCAAGTTGCATCAAAGGATTCGTCACATACTGTAACATCTACTGTATGGATTAGACCATTAGCAACAATCTTCTCAGCTTGTTTATTTGTTAAGAAGCCACCGTCACTTACCATCCAAGCGATCTTATCAATATTCTTTGTTCCGTGTCTTTCAACAACAAAGATTAGACCAGACTGACCAATGGTAACAAGTGCTAGATATTCTGTGCCAGCAAAGATTCTATCTTGATAATGAAGCTTATTGCCCTTCTTATCATAGAATTCGAAAATACCAGCAGAATCAGATGTAAGTTTCTTAGCATTGATATTTCTTAGCAAGTAAATATGAGCGCGCGCAGATGTAGAAGCAGATGCTGCATCAACGTAAATTGCTCTATTGGACTGAATTAAGAAGTCATTATTAACACGTAAGTGCGCCCCCTCAATCTGAGATTCCATAGATGCAATTGCTTCTAGTACAGAATCAAGAGGATAACCGCTATATACAGCAGAATCATCAATTACACTTGTTACTGCTTCGCCATTAACTTCGTATCCATAAACGCCCTGTCCATCATTGAATGGTAGACCAGCTTTTTCTTTCTCGCCATCATCAGCACCAAGTACCTTGTAGCCGCCAAAGATTCTTTCAAATCCAACAGTACCAAGATCAACTTCGCCATCGATAACTCGTTTTTCTTGCTTCAAAGCGTCAATTGCGTCATTAATACTATAATGCTTATCATTACCCCAAGTACTAACTGCCGTACTAATACCAATATCTACACCCTTTAGTGCAGTTGCATATGCAGTATAGCCGCCATCACCAAAGAATTCCATTTTCTTAGTTGTTCTATTGTAAGTACCAAGTTGCTGTGGTAAATAGTAACCCATCTCATCCTCAACAACAAGCTCTGCATAATCGGTATATACAATATCATAAGCTTTCGCATCAATTGTATCAGTTAGTTGAGTTTTAATGTATTCATTAATTTCATCCAAATCATATAGATTTTCAGAAATTTTATCTGCTAAACCAGCAACCACAACTCTTTCTGAAGAGTTAGGTGCCGCTGCAAATTCATCACTGAATTCAATGTCACTAAAGGTGGTGTTTGCATCGGTAAACTGATAACGAGTACCACGTTTAGTAATTAGATTCTGTGCTTTTGCAAAGATTAAGCAAACTTGTTCTGCATAGGTGAATTCATGAGTACCTTGATCTGCATAATCTGGATCGGTTACGTAATGACCTGTATTTCCAGTTGCGTTATCAGGTGATTCAGTAGTTACATCAAAAATACCCGTAAGAGCTTCTTCGGCAGACGCAAAAACAATCTCATAATTAAAGCTATAAATCGGATATAGAACGATAGTAAGGATAAAAGTACCACTTTCATAGCTATCATCATCCATAGGAACGATAGTATAATTAAAGCCTTCTATATATGAAAAATCAATCGATAGTTCATCGCCATCTTCGTAATCTTCTGAAAGTGTCTAATTTTCTGAATCTGTCACATCCTCAGGAGTTACTGTAACACCATCTGTATTATAAAGAATTTCTAGTGCCGCAACAACATCTTCTGCATCAGGTTCAGTAGCTGATGCACCAGTCAAATATTCTACAACACTTGTAGGCAAAGCAACCGATAGATATTCTTCATCACTATATGACAAATTCACACTAATTGAATTACCATCGCCGTCTGTATAGGTAAAATCAATATTAATAGCTGAAACATCAACAGTTGTCAGGGCTGTAGAAGTAGATTCTTCAGTTGTAGATTTAGGAACAGTATAAATTCCATAAACGTCCGTTTCATCAATATCGATACCATAACCTTCGCTTGCGTCAATAGATAATAGATACTCTGCAATAGCAGCTCTTACTGCTACCCAGTTGTAAGCATCAGATTTTGCAACCGTAAAATAGATTTCTGGGGGATAAGAAACTTCATTCCCCTGAGTGTCTAAAGTTGTAGCATCACTATATGCGGACTTTAGATATGATACATAAGTAATTAAAGTTGATCCATCTACACTAGCATTACCATCTAAAGTACTAGAAGTATTATAACTATTAGAAATCGTAACATCTGAAATTGTAACTTCACTGATTTCATAATCTGTACCAGCTAAGTAAGCTTTAACAGAAGAAAGAATATTTCTTAATGAATTTTTATCATAAGCAGAATTAATTGTCAAAATACTATTGGTATAAGCTTCTGTAAAAGCATCTGAGTCTGAATAATAGCTTTCAGCTTTAGTAGGATAATCACTAATTACTTCACCAGTATCAGCATCAGTTTGAGCTTCTGGTTCCTCGCCTGGAACATCAAGAACATAACCCTTACCAATAACCGTAACTTCATCATCACAATCATAATTATAATGAGTCAGCACATCGGCATCCTTAAACACATAAGCTTCATAGCCCTCATCTGCACCCTTACCATCTGTATCAAGAGGATAAACAGTCTCTAAGGTCAATGCGCTTTTTAGAATAGAAGATACAGGAATCTTTCTTTGAGATTCATAAGTTTCTTCTTTCCGTTCAATACGAGAAAGCCACACATCAGCAACTTCCTTAATGCCGTATTTTTCAAAAAGGTTTTGTGCCATAATCATCAACCTCCTTTATTAAATTTTCAAGTTTTATCGGGATCTTCTGCCCAATATTTCGGTTTTAGTTTCTTAGAATCTGCGCCAGCACACATCATCATAATATCCTAATCCCATTTTTCTTTCAACTAATGCCGCCTAATTAATCCATAGAAGGCATAAATTGATTTCTATTTATAATCAACACCAAAAGTCTCGGCGATTTCTAACAAATCAACCAAATCCTAACCTTTACCTTCCTTCTACTGTTGCTTTCTCTTTACAGCATCACGCTACTCACGTAATAACCTCATTTTTCTAGCAACTGCTGACTCGTTTTCGGGAGGTGGTTCAGGAACTTCCTTCCTGTTTTGAATTCTCAGAATCGTCTAGAAGTCGCCAAAGTTTTCCTCCGTAATCAATCGCTTTTCCGACATCGGACCGACCAACACCGAATTAATTTTTGGTAACAACAGTACATCTTCTGTTATGAATGTAGAAAAAGCCTTCTAGAGTTCCAATAAAAATGCATTGCTTGCATTCGCACTCTAAAGTAAATATGATAACACATGGATCTCTTCAAGGGGAACATTCTATCCTGTTTTTGTTTTCACTATTTTAGCAATTTCGTCTTCAGTTAGTAATAACAAACCAAGCCGTGAATTATATTCATCACTACCCATCTATAAGAACTCACTCATTAAACAAGGCTTAACATAGCAAATATTTCTAAACTTCGATGGATATCCAGCATAAGCTTGTTCTTTTACCACAGCAATCTAATTAGCTGAAAGCATTGATACGAAACCTCATTAAGTAACTGCCCATTTGGTCAGTTAATGATGAAATATCAAACCCCTCGTATCTGATTTCTCCAAGTCCATTAATTCGTTTATCCTATAAGCTCTTTCGGATTTCTGACATAATAGCAAAAGGTCGAAGCTAATCACCAGTAATCTGCCATTCCTTAAACGGCGAATAGATATAAATTAGTAAACTTAAGTTTTCGTTACTATAATTATCTGAAGGCGAGCCATCAGCAAAAATTAGAACTAATTTGCTCGTTGTCGTCTCATCATCATTAGTAACTAGAGGTATAACTCGTATGTTCGTTCCGAACAACGTCATGGGATCTTCAATATCCTAATGTAATTTTGGATTTATTGGATCTAAGTCCGTGTTTACTAATAATTTACATAAATTCTAATTATTTAATAGCTTCTTACAAATTTTAATTAAGTTTGGTCCAATCTCTTGACCATAATTAACTATTGATTCCAACTGCCGCCACCTCTCATCTATTATTCAAGAAGAAATTCTCATCTTCTCCCACTAGTATATTCTCTGAGGTATTAGGCTCAGGTTCTGTTACTAGCTTTTCGGAAATTGAAACATAAGCGACTCCATCAATGCTTACATTATCAAAACCGACAATCTCCCATCCTCTGTTCTTATAATCAAAGTAAATTCCTTTCTTTAAGAAATCAAAATCTTTGGTTATCATTTTTCTATCGGCTTTTGGCTCTCTATATGAAACACTGCCATAAGATGAAAATTTATCTTGAACAAAAGTAGCAGTAGCACTTACAAATTTTACAGGTACTAATTCTAACGTTTGTCCATATTCATCTGTATAGTTCATTGTTTCATCTAAACAAATTGCTTTATAGCCCTGGTATCCATGTGTTATATCATCATCCACATAGACAATAAGCCATTGTTTATCTTGCTCATTGTCTTTTACTTTCTAATATATATGTAAAATATCACCAGTATTAAGTTTATTAGCTTTTGTAGAAACGAGTATATTAGATAGCATCTAATCCTCATTCCATTTGTTCGGCTATAATGAACATACAATGTTCGCCGTCGAATCATCAATCTAATAAATCAAACCTTGATATTTGGTCTTTTTTAAAAAGGGTTCGTCAAATTCATGCTCCTTCCTTGTTTTGGCTCTCTCTTGAATCGTGGTTCCATCCTTATTCATTCTCTTTAAATAAACATCTTCAAAATAACTCATCGGCGCTCATCTCGTCTACCATATTCATACATTCAAAAATGTTCTTTCTATAGAACTTATAAGATAAATAGCGGCAAGCATTAAGTTTATTAATCAACAATTGATATTTATAAATCTCATCTTTCTCGCCATTAAACTTATACAAGTCTATAAGAATATTATCAAGGAATTCTTCCCATGTTCCATCTTTTTCCTTCTCACAAAGAAGTCCATAAAGCCGATTTTTTAATATCTCACGGCGTTTAGCGGCGTATTCTTCTGTCACGTTTCCCGCCACCTCCTGCCAATCGGCGATACTTAAAAGGCTGTTTTTCAATTGAGCGGTAGTATATAGCTTCTACTTTTCTTGCTTCTTCCGTGACCTAATCTTTTAAGTCCATGAAATTGCTAAGTAGATTTGCCTAAGAAAAATCAGATTCATCATATTGTGTTTTAATATTTTCCCAACTATCAACTGTTCTTTTTAACCATTCCTATTTCATAAAAACTGCAAGAACTTGAATTTCATCTTGGCTCATTTTATCATCTATGAAACGTTGATTTTTCTCATCAATTTCTAAACTACACCGTGGGAATCTAAAATAAGGAAGTGCAGAATTTAAGAACGCCCGCCAATCTTTTAGAAACCAGTCTAAGTCCTCTTTTGAGTAACAACGTGACCAATCGTCTTCATTAACTTTTGCAAGAAAGGCATCATAAACATCCATTAAGCGAACCATCTGCTTCACCTCTCTTAGACTCTGCGCCCATCCTCACGAGCATATGCAGCTTCTTTCTCTTTTTGAATCTTATCCGCTTCTGCCATTTCGTGCTTACGAGCAATTAATTTTACAATATCTTTGCCAGTAATTTCTTTCAAAATTGCTACCTTTTGAGGTTCTGCAATTTCATTCGCAACAGCATATTGAATTAGAATATTAATCTGTTCAATTGGATAAGTTTTAATTTCTTTTTCAAACTCTTCAGGAGTTCTAATCTTTAACAGCGTCAACATTTGAGAATTATTAAGAACCTTATAATTAGTTGGTTCTGTTGTACCTTGTGGCTCAAGACCTAAATCAATCTTGTCTTGCATATTATCAATATAAAGTGTGCCGCTCTCTAACATATTTCTAAAGCCCGTTGACCACAATAGTTGCTCAACCGTATCAAAAGGAATAGCGTGTTCCATTCCTCTCGCTGTCCAAATTCTACGAATATTAAGATTAGGATCTGAAACTGCGACTGTACTATTTGCTGTACTCTTTATTTTAACTAGTCTATCTGACAATGTAATTCCTCCTTTAACTCGTTTAATAAAATGGCGGCAAGTGAGCAGAACTCACTCACCGCCCTTAATTTATTAAATTAATCAATTCCCTCAGATATCGAGAATTTCCTTAAATTCATCTTGAATAGCATATTCTGTAGTTTCAAGCTCGCGGTTTCTATAAATACACCAGTTGTTTGTAGACAGAATTGCTACACCGACTTTCTTATATACTTCAACCTCGAAGCTACGATCACGGTGCTGCCAATCATCAATCTGAGTTGGACCTTCAAATACTACCTTAACAATCTTTTCCTGACCAGTCGGGAATACATAAGCGATTGAAGGAGGTACTTGATAAGTATCGTTATCTTCATCAACGAAGGACTGTGGCAACTGAACAATTGGAGTACCACGGAATGTAGTAATATAACCAGTTGCGGCAATATCCTGAATGTCCTTAGGACTATATACAGGAGTTGCATAACCAGCAGCAGAACCAGCGGTTGGATTTGCTGTTAGTGCATAAGGACCATATACTGGCATACCAATTGCATCTGGACCCATCTTAGCTACGAACTCAGGTGTAGCGAAGATTACAGCAGAGCCGCCGCCATAAGACTTAGCAATAGTGCAAGCCTTTGCCATTAGTTCAGCATCGAAAGATGTTACATCGAACATATTAGCAGCAGGCATATCTGCGGAATTAACCGTAGCAAGCAAAGCCTTTAGAATTTCACGATAGATTGCTTCTTCCAAGCCTTCGAGCAATAGGTTAGTAGACTCAGTAATATCTTCGTCACCAGTTAGATAACGCTCAAAGTCAATGTAAGCTGCGCCACCGATAGCCTTAGCAGATACTTCGAATGTATCAACATCTAGTCTAAAGCTCTCATAAACGCCTGAAAGACCTACTTCAGTAATGAATGTCTTTGCACGACGGCGGCCACGCTTACGAATGAAGGATGCCTTCTGACCATTTGCTACTGTTTTAATTTCAGCAAATGAACCAACGAAAGAACCAACATAATCTGGAATAATATCGTCATAAGCTTCCTGAAGAATTTCAAAAAGGTCGAGCTTATTTCTACGATAGGAATTATAATCATGTGCGATAGCATGAATTTCATCTTTTAGAGTTTCCTTAACGTCTGTGTTAGAAAACTTTGTCACGTCTGGGGAAGTTCCCTTAAATGCGTGTACGTATAAATCGCGGATTGCATTTTTATCCATTGTATTTTTCACCTCTCCTTTTTAAAATTATTCAGGCTTGTTGATAATCTGGAACATGAATGAACACGTTCTATCAGCATTAGTATAAGCCTTAACTAGCTGCGCATATACATTGCCAATTGCATTAGCAGGATCTGCACCAATTACTAGTTCACCATCAGAATCGTCAGTTACTACTGCATAAATTGGTTCAGTAGTGCCAGCTTCTAGAGTTTCCTTGATTTCAGTGTAGAAGTCAAAAGAATCATCAGTAGATGTATAATCTGCATAAGTAGTTTCATCCCACTGAACAGTATTGGTAGTAATTCTCATACCTGGCTCAACATAACCAATACGAGGCAACCAATCCTCAGTTGTTAAGCAGAATGTACGTCTCATAGGAGCATACTGATCATAAATTTTTTCGGTTGAATAGTTAATACCCATTGGATAACCATAAGCACTCATATCCGCATTAGGAATTGTAACTGTACGATTAGCCTTATCAACCATTAGAAAAGCACCATTCTGTGCTACGATTAGACCGTCAGCAGAGATAGTAGCAGCTTCAGATTCAGAAGCAGCAAACTTTTCTGGATCAAGCTTGCACTGTGCTTCAACCATACCTGCACGGTTAAACCAAGTCTGGTTTGGTTCAATCTGACCATACTTGCCGACTTTTGCGGTCTTACCAGACTTATAAAGTGCGCGGTTAAATTTAATACCCATTACTTATTCCCTCCTTTTCTATGTTTATTTAAAAGTTTCAATGCACCTGTTTCATTGGTTTTATCTTCTGTAATCTTGTAAACCAAATCGTCTGAATCCTTCTTGCTAAACATTGAGGGATCAGCATCATATGCAGCAGTGCAAACTTCTTTCTTAAAGTTCTCAACTGTAAAGTCGTCCATTTTTTCCTTATAGGAATTAGACTGTTCTTCAGTTAGATAACTTGCAAACTCTTCGAGGATTGCAAGTTTCTTATCAGTATCAACTGACTTCTTGAATTCCTCTAGCTGAGTTTTTTCATTAGTAATGTCGCTGTTAAGTTGATTCAATCTACTAATTTCAGCATCTTTTTCAGAAATTTTTTCCTCATAAGACTGAATTAGAGCATTCTTTTCTTTTTCAGCTTCTTTCTTCTTATCTTCTGCATCGTCTTCATCTTCTTTCTCTTCAGGCTTTGATTCATCTTCTTCAGACTCCTCGTCATCCTCTTTCTTTTCATCTGACTTTGCAAAAGCTTCGAGTTGAGCCTTTAGAGACTCATTTTCAGCTTTAAGAGCTTCAACTTCAGCGGCAAAAGTATCTTCAACTTCAACTTCTGATTTTTCAGTAGAAGCGAATTCCATAATGCAAGATTCTGTAGTGGTAATAGCAACACTATCTTTCTCAGAATCGAACGTGTAATCAGCCCGCTTAAAAGTTTGCTCAGTAGTATCAAAATAAACGACATATTCACAGTGAACATCAACAATAATATTGCAGTCAGTTTCACTAGTATTAATAGCGTCATATAAAAGACCAACTTTATGGTCGTCTGCCAATTTGAAAACATTCTTATCCATTGCCTTAATCTCATCTCCCTTTTCAACAGAATTTTTAATGTAGTGGAGTAGTTCCTCAGTACTCTGAACTAATGAATAGAAGGCGGCGCCCTCAAAACATGGCTCAGTTTCCTCACCAAGCACTTGCAATCCTAACAAATGTCCATGAAGGAATTCGTAATAAGGCATCTAATCCTCCTAACATATCTTCCATTCTCCCGTCAAACCACTGCGGTGAATCTCCATTGATTGAGACTTGCCGCTAATTAGATTTGCTTCGGGATAGAGAGCAGTAAAAAGAATAACATCGGCGCAAGCATATTCTCTTTCAACACCATCTAGGTCGGTGAAGCGTTCCCATCTAAAGTTTGGATTTTCAGGAATAATACCGTAAATCCTCCCATCTGAGTTCAATTCGCCGTGATCTTCATAGTCCATTGTATCCTTATCAAAAATTCCTTTGATAGGAGCATATGGGAGTGAACTAATCAGTTCTGCGGCAAAGCTCTCTGATATAAATGTACGATTGCGATTAAGACCCTTATAAAAAATTCGTACACGAGATTTAGAGAGAGTTTCAGTAAGCCTTTCCTGTGCGCCGTAAACTGTTACGTCAAGATTTAGCATTTGATCCGTTATCTTGTTCTCCATTTTCATCTTCACCTCCATTATCCTTTGATTCTTCTTCCTTAGATTCTTCTTCAGTCTTTTCTTCAGATTCCTCTGTATCCTTCTCCTCTGTTGATTCCTCCGCTGACTTCGCCGCCGCAGCAGTTACTGCATTAGTTTTACCAGATTGTGTATATGCAGATTGTAAAGGAGTTAATACTTCGTCCAAATTCAAGACTTCATTTTCAAGAGTCTTAAGGTCAGCTAAGTTAGTTTGGTCAATACCAGTTGATAGAATAGGCGTTAAGAAGCTATATCCAAACGCCGCCAAATCCTTAGCCTTAGAAGTGTAATCATCTTTATTATAAAAACTAATTGGTAAAATTAGTAATTTAAACTTTAATTTTCTTGTAGCAAATTTATTATTAATCAATGCTGTGAAAAAATTTGAAAATCTTTGTCCTAGGACCATCATCATTGACAGGTCGTTATTTAAGCTATAAGTAAGACCTGTATCAGTTGTAGCACTAAAAAGTTCTTTTGATACGCCCGCAGAATCGTAAATTAGTTGTTGCGCATCTGTAACTTCAGTTGTCTCATCTGCATCACTACTTAAATCCAAAAGGTCAATATCATTATATGAAGTAACGACATCAACATCAGGATTGTTAGCGAGCATTTCAAGAACACCTTCATGCATTTCAGCCGCTTCTTCAGGCTCAAAGACAAGATTCATTCCATCAGTTGGAACTTTCTGAGTTAAAATTCGCTTTAGGGAAAGTAAATTCCTATCCTTATCAATTTGCTTATAATCCTCTAAATCGTCAATTAAAGGAATTAAGTCCAAAAAGAAAGGACGTTCCTCAAATAATGTGAAGTAAATTCCAATTTCTGCTGGTAAATAAATCCAAGGACTAGATGCTCGGCCACTCTTAAAACTAGTATATCCTTTTTGAACACATTTTGGATATGTTTTTAAAATTTGGGCACGAAGATCTGCGTCTGATATTGAATCAAAAAATCGCATATCAAACTCAACAATATCAACATCTTGTGAATTCTTAAATCTGCTACGACAATATTCAAAAGGCAAATCTTGTATTACAATATTGTCCCCATTATCATGTATAATTCCATAACAGCCGCCTTGAACTAAAACATCCTTTGCAAATAAAGAACATTTTCTTTCAATATCAAAATTCGATGCAAAATCGGCGGCATCGTAGTAAACTTTCATATTCTTTTTATCATCTAACTTGTCCTTCAGCTAATTTTTAATATGAGGGACAAGAAGCCAAGAATAAGTTAAGAAAGTTGCATAGTGCAAAACAATTCTTTTATAAAGTCCGCTTATAGAAAAGAAATATTTTGATAATTCCGCACGAGCAACAGCATCTCCCTCTGCTACAATATCTCTAATATCTTCCTTTGTATAGTGGCAGCGATAGCGATTTTTTGCTTCACGATTGTCTGTTTTTACGAGAGCTTCTTTACTCGTTGCTATCATTGATTTAATTTCATTTTTAAAAGTTTCAATTCGCTGAAATTTAAGAAGTTCTTCTGTTGACATTTCGTTTTTATCTTTTGTCATCTTTTATCACCTCCACCTCCTCTACCGGAAAATACTAAGGTTCTTTTTTTACCACCTAAACCTCTATTGCGGCGGCGAGACATTAAAGTGTTTTCCTCTTGTACTATCCAATAAATCCCCATCTCCAGTGCAGAGAACTTGTCTTTTAATGTCCGTTCATTAATTTGTTCAACAGCAATCTGATTTGCATTGCCTGTTGGCTTGAGTTTTAAATTCATAATTTCATTAATTAAAATAGAGGTAATTTCATGAGGTAATAGGCGTTTATTCTTATCCTCAGGACTCATTCTTTGCCCTTTTTTAGTTGCAAGAAGTTTAACTTTTGCATCACTTTCTGAAATTAAAAATTTAAGCTTGCCAGAATAGACTTTTGAATATAAAGCAGAGTGCATATCGCTATTAAGTTGCGCATTTGCTTTAATTCCATAAAGAATCTTCTCACAGCCACGAGGTTGTAGAGGTAAATATTCCTCTCTATTATTAAAGCCGTAAGCTGGGCGCATTACTTGAAATTTTTCGTCAAAAGTCTCTTTAATCATTGCATCTGCAAAGGAAATTCCGATGCCATTTATATCTATGATCACGACCTTAGGGTTGAATTGCTCTATCAAGTACTTAAGCTCTGCAACCTATCTGTCAAAGATTTTTTCCTCTTCCGTTTTACCGAGTACGTATATGTTTACCAAATTAATTCTATATCCATTTTCTATATCAGGAAATACCTTGAGTACAGTGGCAACCGTCTAACATCCTATGCGAGCCACATCCACTGAAATGACATAGTATGCGTTGATGCCAGGTTTAAGGTTCTCATGAGTCTCAGGATTAATCAATGTTCTATTCTAATCCAGTTTCTCGAAATCAAACCAAGCATCTTGTGAGCCACCAGTAAATCGGGACATATATTCTTTTGCAAAGCTTATTTCATTAAAGGTCGGTGACAATTTAATTTCATTCAAGTATGCTGGTGTTAATAATCCTGAAATAATTGGAATTCTATAATCCATTCCAAAGCAAAACACTTTACTTGGCTAGATTATCTATTGTTCAAATAATTCAATTGTCTTATCATAACTATATGTATTTTTATCTCCCGCTGACGAAATCCAGAATTGAACCTGTTGAGGTTCATTCTCATTTATGTCTCCATTGACCATAGGGCGGTCAACGTTGAGTAAAGGCAGAATGATCTCATTGATATCGTCTGCGTTGTGATCCATTTAGAACCCTGTCTTTCGACATATTTATTTAGGGATTGGACTATATCATCATATAAAAATATGCTGCCTTTTTCAGACCGAAGTCTTACTACATAGTCTCTGAACATTCTTCTCAAGAGAAGATTTGCTGCATTTGATTACCCAATCTTTAATTATATTACTATACCAAAGCCGTTATACCTTGCCGCAATTATATCACTATAATTGTTTAGTTATTAAAGCTCTAAGGGCGTTCCCGCAATTTAGGCAGTTTTTACATCGCTATCTAACGATGTTCATCTATAATACCACACGTAGCACGATTACCACGAGTGGAGTTTAATGGCGTCATTACATCGAATAATGAGCCATTTCTAAATGTCAACTTAACATAATCATTCGAAAAATTACCATTTCCCACTAATTCATTTTTTAACAAAGGAAAAATATTAAATAGTTGTTTAATTTTTTCTGTTGCAATTTTAACGCCCTGATTTCGACCAGGTGAACATAAAAAGCTTTTAGACTATATCAATTCTTATTACTAAGACGATTAATTTTTCGGTATTACCTACTTCCTCAAGGGAATAGTCGTTGAACCAAGATTCTTTTAATCTTTTTGGTGCTGATTATTCATTATCACAGCTTTTAGGATTTAACCATGAGCCAACTATTAATTTGTTTCTGTTTTCACAACTCTTCGCCGCCATTTGCACAATGAAAATGCCTTAAGTAAATTGCGGCGGCGCAACGAGTATCAATAGTATTAGAATTTCCCAGCTTTTAATTAATCTTTTCACTTACACTTCACAATATAAGTGCGCCCTTCTTGACGTGTGACCTAGGTCTAAAAATACAAATCAAATAAAGTGCTAAAATACAAATAAAAGACTTGCCAGCCGCACGGGGCATAGTAGCTGATACACGACCATAACGTAGACAAGCTCTTAGAAAAATAACCTAGAAAAATTTAAGTTTAAATTTTGAATCAGTTGGAGTAATCAATTCAATAAATATATCTGGATATTGGCTGAATAAATCAAAATAATATTCATACAAATCTAAATTATATCTTATTCTATTCTCATTAATTACTGCACCTTTTTCCAATTGAATTCCATTTCTATAAAATGTTTTTCCTCTTGTTTTGAATAATCTCGTTGTTGCGGCGGCGATAGCTTCGGGCATTAATATCATACTATCACCTCAAATTTCAATTTCAAAGTCCTCATTTTCATCGATTCCTTCTACATATTGCCGATATTCTCCCCAGTCAAAATTTTCACCAGTAAGCTTATCAGCAGTCTTAAGTCCCTCAATGCGCTCTTGAATTTCAGAAGCAACACCAGTCTCATTAACATATAAATATCTTATCCAATATTGTATATCTTTAATGGTTTTATCTACTTCATCATTAATTGCGCCATCATAGTACTTAACTTTATAACCTAATTTCTCTAGGTAAGCGAAGATTTCACCAGCAGAATTGAATTCACTGCCGTCCTTCACCGACTAGGTTGTAACTCCTGCGAGCTTGCACAAGTCGTCGTAACCTTTAAGGTCTTTTGAAAAATCAACGCCAGCTCTTATTTTTTCTTCAATAATAAGTGAGATTTTACAGATTTTCAATACTTGATCTTCATTCAAACTACCTACTACACCGCTTGTAGCAACAATACCTTGGTAAAGATTTTCCAAATACTCTAAATCTGAAATCTCATATTCGGCGCCCCATTTAGAACGAAGTTTATTCTCTCTATCTGCTTTCACTTCAGGCAGAGCGTCCTCAACTCGTCCTTCCTCTTGAATTCTCAAATAAACCTCGTTGTACATTTTCCAATCCAGAGTATCATAAGGTTTATCTCTAAAAATATAACAATAGGCGCCAAAGGCATCAGTACCATTTGTTTTATAAATTCGTTCAAATTCTTCGGGAATAAAAGGTACGTCAGCCAATTGACAGAGCTTGTCAACAGTATTCCAAAGTTCGCTCTCTTTTGCTTCTGCAATTGTATTAGCAATACACTTGCGACAAATAGGCATTACACCATTTAGGAGTTTAGACTTGACCGATATGTAATTGGCAATTGACTTATCTTCTTTACATAGTAAACATTGCTTCGCCGCCATTATTCACTATCAGGGTTACATTTCTTCGCCGCCATCTCCTTATCATATTCTATGTTGTTGTCTCTAACTTGCTTTGCAAGCTTTACAAGTTCTTTTCTAATACGTCTAGGTTTCTTATCAAAAGCCTCAACTATATTAACCACGTAATCTTCAAAATTTTCTTCTTCGGGAACTTGGAGTATATTTGCAAATCCGATTAGATCAACAAGCTGGAAATGTGTAAAACATTCCATTAATTGTTTTTCCATTTATCTGTCCTCCTCGTTGCTTCGCCGCCATTTTCTTAATACGTTTTCTGCCGCCAAAATTCATTGTAAGAACGGCGGCGAAGAATTGTATTTTAAGAAACAATTGAATAAACAATTGAAATTCAATTGAAATTAAAGTTTTACGGCAAAACAATAATTATAAAGCCTATAGTATCTAATAGCTCAAAAGAAAATCACTTATTTTTAACCCCGTCCTCTAAATCTAGTATTCCTAACCTTTTTTTTTTATCACACTATTTACATCTTAAAGTAAGCCCATCATATGAGTTATTTTTTCTAACAAAATTCCTAGTGTCCCTAAGTAATTTTTTGCCGCAACATCCACAAATTTTCCACGCTTTATCATAGTTTCTCGCCAGCCACTCATCATAGTGTAAATTTGCTGCAGCGGCCACGAGCTTACAAGTTTTGTTCCAAATAGTACTAATATAGTTTTCCTAGTGATGTATGCCTAGTTCTTCAAACAAGTGAATAGAAATTTCCTCATTCTTCATTCTACGTTTCTTATCTTCAAGAATTAATCTTTGCTGCGGGCTTAAATGCGCTTTATCAATATAGAAATCAAGAGTTAATAATAGGTTGTTTAAAAGCGAATCAGGATGTTTTCTAGCTAAATCCTTAACCTCATAATAATATAAACACAATTGATAAATGTGATTCTTATCAAGGAAATTAAAATAAAATTTTCCTTCTTTATTCAACTGCTTAATTTCTTCCTCAATATTTCGCACCGCCGTACTGCTATTATCTCTCCAAGGCTCTGTAAATCTAATGTCATGTTCGTCTTTCATAACTCCAATAGGAAAAACCTAGTAATTAACCTAATAATCGGCGCTGTTAGAATAAAACTAAGAATAGTTTTTTCTCGGCTAAATCTCAGGGAACTAAGAATCTTTCAAAATATACTATTGGCGGCGAAGATCTATTAGTGTGTGTTTTAGAGTATAAAGGGTTTTTGAATCAACCTTTTTAACAGGAGATTCTGGTTTAACTTTGCCTTCCTAAATCTAAATAAACTAATCTAACTTATCAATTTCTTCCCATAACTCTACCATGCCAGGAATATCTTTAACTTTTTCCTTATCAATTGAAGGTTTAATCTTTTTATAAATATTAGTGGGTTCTTTTAACTACGATTCTTCAAAATTTGGATCTTCTAATAAAGCTTCTAGAGATAAAGGTTCTTGTCTCTAATAAGAATTATGTTTAGATTTAATATAAATAAGCTTCTTATCAACCATTGAAGTACCATCTTTGTCTTTTCCATAGAGTACATAATTAGTACATAATTCTAGGTCTTTTTGAGACAAAGATTTTAAATCAACATTTTTCTTTAAAAACTCCATTCTATCTTCCTATAATTCAATAGTAAAATCCAACTTAAATATTACTATCACCTCCTTTACAATTGTCAAACAAGAGAAAAGTAATAAACTATTATATTACTACTACTAACTACAATTCCAAAATACAATGCTTCGCCGCCGTTCTCTTAATACGTTTCTTTTGGCTCGATTCCCCTTAAAAATTTGTAATCGTTTGAGCTAACGCTCGACCAATTAAAATTTTTGAAATCCGCTATCGCGGCTTTCTCTATTATTAAAATATAATAGTTTATATACTTATTTACTACTTTATTTCTCTCTATAATATAATTATAGCATATTTTTCTTAAGAAGTCAAATTTTCGATTTTAATAATAAAAATTTGACTTTAAAGAAATTTTATGGTATAATATAATTAGAAAATAGAGATTAATAGAGTTCTCTATTTTCTTTATTAATTGTTATTAATTACTAACTACTAATTAATAACTACTACTACTAACTACTACTAACTATTAAGGAGGAAATACCAATGGAAATTTTAGGTTATGGACCAGAAAATGGAATAAAAAGACAATCACTTATAGGAATAGAAGATTATATGGAATATTATAATTTTTTAAAAAGAAATGGACTTAAATTAAAAGATTTTTTGCCTAAGTTAAGAGAAAACAATATAACTCACCTATGTTTATATCTAATCTATGATAAAGATGATATTGTAGAATCAAAAGTAAGTTTATTAACAATAGATGAAGCAGAAGAATTAGATTTAGAAGTAAATGTATGGGAAATGTCTAAAATAGAATTAACGGAAAATATAAATGGAATAATATTTTTAGGAGTATATGCAAATAGAGAAGATTATGATAGGGTAAGTGAGATTTTTTAAGAAGATTTGTTAGTACTGATAATTGATATTTAAATTTAAAAATGAGTTCTGAAGATTTGTTAGTACCAATGATTGATATTTAAATTTAAAAAATGAGTTCTGAAGATTTGTTGGTACGGCCTTTTTATGAACAAATTATGAACAAAATTAGAAATTTTTCCACCCCCTGTGGAAAAGTTGAAAACTTTCAACAATTTGTGGAAAACTTTCAACATTTCAACTTTTCAACTGTTGAAAACTGTGCGTTGTTGAAAGTTTTCAACAGTCCGTCTCAACTTTTCAACATAGTTTTCAACTTTTCAACACTCAGATTGTTAATAGTTTTCAACATTTCAACATAGTTTTCAACAATTGTCGAGGAAATTATGAACAAACTATTAACAAATTGAATGATTTATGAATGAGTTTTCAACTTTTCAACAATTGCGTCTCAACTTTTCAACTTTTCAACAATTGCCGAGGAAATTGTGAACAAACTATGAATAAGTTTTCAACTTTTCAACATTTCAATTGTTCAAGGGTGGCGGGCCAGGGAGTTAGTCATGACTAACTTGTTGAAAAGTTGAAAGTTTTCAACAGTTTCAACATAGTTTTCAACTTTTCAACAATTGCCGAGGAAATTGTGAACAAACTATGAATAAGTTTTCAACAGTTGAAAAGTGGAAAATTGAAAGTTTTCAACAGTTTCAACATAGTTTTCAACTTTTCAACAATTTCGTATGTTCTGCCGAGGAAGGGCCGAGGAGTTAGTCATAACTAACTTGTTGAAAAGTTGAAAGTTTTCAACAAATTGTGGAAAGTTTTCAACAATTCAACAGTTGAAGAGTTGAAAATTTTTAACGTTGAAAAGTGGAAAAGTTTAATTGTTGAAAAGTTAAAAGTTTTCCACAATTGGGGGAGCAAATTATGAACAAACTATGAATAAATTCAATCTTTTTGTGGGATGCGATTGTTAAATTTTTAACAGGATTGTTGAAAGTTTTCAACAGTTTCAACTTTTCAACAGTTGAGTGTTAATAGTTTTCAACTTTTCAACAATTGAATGTAAAGCTTTCAACTTTTCAACAATTGAATGTAAAGCTTTCAACATTTCAACTTTTCAACATAGTTTTCAACTTTTTAACATAGTTTTCAACTTTTCAACAGATGCAATGCGATTGTTAAATTTTTAACAGAATTGTTGAAAAGTTGAAAAGTTTTCAACGTTGAAAAGTTGAAAAGTTCAAATTATGACTGAAATGTTAACAGATGACATATTTTACCATGACACCAGAAATTATGACTGAAATGTTAACAGATGACAGAAAATGGTTGAAAATAGGCGTTCGTCATTTTGCACAAAAACAGGCTTGTAAAGTTGAAAAGGTTTGTGTATTTTTTTTTGAAAAAATCCTTGACAAACTAAAAAAAAGGAGTATAATATTATATAGAAGGACGGGTTAAAAACCATTCTCCGAAATAAGGGTTATCGCACCGGCAAACAGTGAAACGCCAAACGGCGTAGAAAGGTTATATCATGACTGTTTACAATGCAATTGAAACCATCGAAAACGCTACAAGTCACCGCTTTAATGCGGTTGCCATCAACCTCGAAAATGTTTCACGTGAAACAGCCCTTGAGCGGTACGGAAACTATACACTTGAAAACTACAGCGAATGGGAAATTATGGAAAATTTAGAAGATTTCTGTCGCTGGAGTCTGGAAGTCGGCTACATCGGACTGGACACCATGGAGGATTGAAAAATGAATAAAATGTTGACTAGCTTCATGGCATACAGAAAAACAACCGCAACGCAAAACCTAATCATAGGCATCAAGAAGGGGGTGAAATATGGGCTTGCTTTACAACCTACGACAATGAAGCTTTTCAAGCGTCGCTAAAATGCGACCGTGACAGCACCAAAAAAGGCGGTCGCTGTAAATGGAGATTCCGACCAAATAACAAGCAACGAGAGGCACTCTTGAACAGTTGTACGAGAGTCGAAAAGGTAGGTACAATTGAAACCCTTGAACGAATGAGAGGTAACAAGGGTGAAGCGTTTGAAAGCCTAATCAGAAGATACGAGCAGAAAGACAACGTACCACATACACAAGCAGGCGATTGGACGGACGAAAACGGTAGAGAATGGCAAATTAAGTTTGAGAATGCAACAGTATTCTACGAAGTGACAGAATGAAACCACCAAGAAAATTGAACAGGAAGGACGGGATGAAAAAATCCCGTTCGGGTTCAATTTCAATAATGAAAGGAAGATTGAAATATGAAAATCAATAACATGGCAGAATATGCAAAGAATAGAAAGTACATTGTAGCAAGAGAAATTGAAGGTGAACTTTGGTTCTACGGTGCTTGGGACGATAGAGATCAGGCAAACGAAGCAGCACTTGAAATTGAGGGTATCACGGTAGAAAATAAATAAGACAGTAGAACAGAAGAGCGGTAGGAGGTGAAATCGCTCTTCTGTTGTTGTCGCTGTCCAACAGAATTAAAGCTATAATTTTGAGCTATAGTTTTGAGCTATAGTTTTGAGCTATAGTTTTGAGCTATAGTTTTGAGCTATATTGAAGCTATAATTTTGAGCTATAGTTTTGAGCTATATTGAAGCTATAATTTTGAGCTATATTGAAGCTATAATTTTGGAGCTAAAACTTCAGCTCATTCTATTGAAGTTATTTAATTATAACAAAGTTTCAGTTAATTTCTGCTGTCCTGCTCTATACTAAATCTTGACATATTTCCAATATACATATGTATATATATTAAACTGTATTATATCTATCTATATAAAACTTTTGCTCATTTTTATTCTTTAACTTTTTAGAAAAACTTTTGCTAAAAATTTTTATCACCCCATCAAGCAGAAGAACCACTTTGAAAATATGATACCTCTTTGCTAGAAATATAGCTTTATTCTTAAAAACTTTAGCTCATTTTATTATTTATTTACATCTAAAAACTTTAGCCCAAAAATTTTTCTAAACCCGTAATATATAAAATCTTTTAGAAAAATTTCTGAACCCGTCTCAACAGAAAAACTTTTCTCAAATTTTCGCCCACCCGCTAACCCTTTTATTATTCACTTTTATTTCTCTTGCACCCGTTTTATACTCTTTCTGTTTTAATACTCAATCTGTACCCGTTACCGCTTGCAAATGGTACAAAACTATAACTAAAAATTTTCAAGTCTTTATTCTCTTGAAAAGCATCGCTTCTTTCATAGGGTACCACCATAGTAAAATAGACGTCTCCATTTGGTCTAATAATTTCCAAACTATCAAACTTGCCTTCCTGCTTTTTAATCAATTCTTTTACTAACATAATACTTGCCTTTCTGGTTTTTAAGTTTTTTCCTTAACTTCTATAATTATTATACCACAACAGAAACCAAATGTCAATATAAAAGTTGCACAAACATTTTCAAATTTAAGCGTCTCAATTTGTACAATATGCACAAGGCGTTCACTCCAGCTTTTGCCAAAGTTACTAGCCGTTCATATTTTATCTAACTTCAAAATAAATTTCTGTAAAATCTAATTCTTCATTAGTTTTAATTTCAAAACTAATTACTTCACGATTTGCCCATTCTGTACCGATGTATTCAAGTAAAGGGAAACTCATAATTTCACTTCTTTCGCCTTCAGAATTTACAACCGTAACATTGAGATAATCAATATCATTTTTACACATACTTAAAATATTTCTAACAGTCATAATATAAACCTTTCTGCGGTTTTAGTGAGGTTTTCCGCTCCTCAATTTCTGTATTTATTATAACACATTTCTTTTCAGTTGTCAAGTACTTTCCAAAATTTTTATTGTAAACAATTTGTGAACATTGTGAACAAATTCCACGTTGCAAAATTTTGATCTGTCAGGTTATGCAGATTTACATTTATAAAACTTGCAACGATCCAAACCATAAACAAAATACTAACCAAAAAAATTAAATTTTTTATTGCTTTCATTTTATCAAGTCCTTTCTATTATTCCATATCGCCGCAATCAACTTGAATTCCGTCAAAACCTTTTTCACCATTTAAGAAAAGAATTTCAATTGCATTATAGTTACCATATCCCGAAACATCCATAATCAAGGGATATTTTACACCGTATTTTTCCATAATTTGAAGTGAAAGTTTTTCCGCATATTCAAACCATCTTTCATTATATTCTGATGTTGTCAAGCGTTCTTGAATTGCTTGAAGTGTTTCGTCAATTGTTAAAAGTTCTTTCTTCATTGCGTCAAGTTCTTTTTCATTAAGTTCTACCATTTCCAAATTTACGTTTTTCATAATTTTGCCTTTCTAGTTTTTAAGAGTTTCTTTCTCTTTTCTATACTCTTATTATATCACATTCAAGAGCATTTGTCAAGTATTTATTTGTAAACATTTTTTGAACTACTTTCCAATTTGTTTTATGCCGTTCTCTTGGCTTTCCTCTTGCGTTTCGTTCTATATATATTATACTACAAAAGAAGAAGAATGTCAATCGTCAAATTATACAAATATTTTCAAATTTAAGCGTTCATTTTTGTATAAATTGCATAAGTCCGGCCGCCTTGCGCAACTTGCACAAAAGTTTTCAACATACTCAAACATTTTGTGCAATATGCCGAATTTCAAAAAATCGCTTGACAACGGCGGCGAAATGTGATATAATAATATTGTAAGGTAAAAGGAACAAGAAAATCACCCTAAAAACGATTTTCAGAAAGTGAGTATTTATGACTATGAAAAATTTTGACGAGTTCAAGACCGCTACAGCAGTAAAAAACGAAGTCAGAAAAATCGGCTTCAATCTCTTGTATAAAGCCGCTTGCATGGAATACGGCGAAGAAAACGTTTCAATCACGGGTTCTAATGAAGTCGCTGTTTGCATTGGTTATCGTACACTTTCAGACGGTACAGAAGGTGAAGTTTGCTTTACATCTGCACCAGTTGCAAAAAATTTTGATAGACGTGTAACACCAAAAGGCAAAATTTTTGAACCATTTGAACGACTGACCGAAGCAGACATTTTCGCCGAAGATCAAGCGACAAAACAAGCAGAAAAGGAGTCAAAAGCAAAAGCAAAAGAAGCAAAAATTGCCAAGGCAAAAAGTGAATAATTTGTAAACAGGGCGGGCGGGTGGTTAATAAAAAGTTTACAAATAAAAATCAGATAAAAGGCTTGACAAATAGAAAAGAATATGATATAATAAATATGTAAGGTAAAGGGAATAAGAAATCACCCTAAAAACGATTTCTAGAAAGTAGGTATAATATGACAAATCGTGAATTTTTTGAAGTAATTGTGAACACAAACATCAACGAGGAAATCACGGCGTATGCATCGCAACAGATCCAAAAACTGGACGAACGCAACGAAAAACGGCGTACAACGTTAAGCAAGACACAACAGGAAAATTTGAAAATCGGTGAACAAATTATTGAACAAATGGAAACAGACACCATTTACACGGCTTCACAAATTGGACAAACTCAGAACATCACACCGCAAAAAACTACTGCAATTATGAAACAGTTGGCAAAAAATGGACGGGTTGAAATTGTCGAGGTAAAGAATGGAAATCGTTTGATCAATGGATACAAGATTAAAGAATAATGAATTGAATGTGAATCAAATATGAACAAAGAGGGTGGTAAATTTTACCACTCTTTTTTGATTTGGAGTTAGTCTAGACTAACTTCTGACCGGACATCGTCAAGTTGCACAAAAATTTTATTCTTTCGCCGCCAATTTTTGTATAGTTTGACCATTGACAAATTCAGTTAAATGGTGTATAATATAATGGGGGGGTGAAAGGTTGAGTTAGTCTAGACTAACTATGAATAAATTGTTAATAGAAAAATATGAATAAAGTATTAACAATTGTAGATAAATTGTGAACACAAAAATATGGATAAACTATGAACAAATATGAATAAATTGTAAAAATAAAAATATGGATAGAATATGAATAAATGTGAATAAATTGTAAATGGAGTTATTCTTGAATAACTCCTATAATTCCTACTAGTTTAGTAGGAGTTAGGATAAACTAACACTTGAACAATTGTTCATATGTTCAATTGTTCATATGAATATATGTTCAATTGTTCAATAGTGTTTCACGTGAAACATTTCTTAAAAAATTCTCGCTATTTACTCAAGAAATGAGTGTTTCACGTGAAACATTCTTAAAATTTCCACTTGTGCATATTGCACAAAAAACAATCTAAATTGTTGAAAACTTTTTATACTCAAGGGTATTGACAACGGCGATCAAATGTGATATAATTAAAGAGTACTAAGGGCAAAGACACCGCCGAAAAAAAGAGTGTTCAAACAAGCGGAAACAATAGGAAATTGAAACGGGCTTGTAAGAAAGGAAAAAATATGTTTACAGAAAAATTTATTATTCTTGACGTTGAGGGAATGAGTAACAAGCGACCTTATAACATTGGTTATATTGTAGCAGATCGAAACGATAGAATTTACGAGAAGCGTTCGATTGCATTTTGTGAGTGCATTTTTGAAAACTTGATTGACGTGTTAGAAAAAAATGCAATTCCAGAAATGAAAGTCGCTTGCATGATGACAAAAAAGAACATACAAGAAATTTTGATGGACAACGGCAAAAAATACCAGAAAATAACTATCAATGGTTTCTATCGTGTTTTTAAGAAGTCTTTACAGCGGTACAATGTCAAAAAAATGTTTGCATACAATGCAGTTTTTGATAATAGTGCATTGAAACGGCTTTTAGGTGGTTTATATGATGAATTAGAAATTCAAATATGTGACATTTGGACGGGTATCACATACGCAAGACTTCTCACGCCAAATTATTTAGAATGGTGTAAAATTAACGGGTTTATTACAGAAAAAGGAAACTACAAGACAAACGCCGAAACGGTATATAAATATCTATTTGGTGACATGGACTTTACAGAAGAACATACAGGCTTAGCAGATGTTATGATAGAATACCAGATTTTGCTAAAAGCATTAAAAAAAAATGAAACACGATTTGACCAAAAACAACCATGGAGAATGTTAAAAAAGTATGAAGAAAGTTTAGAATAATTGTAAACGGGGCGGGCGGGTGGTTAATAAAAAGTTTACAATTGAAAGCTTGACAAACTCCAAAAAATTTGATATAATAATAGAGTAAGGTAAAGGGAAACAGGAAACACCCTAAAAAAGTTTCCTAGAAAGTAGATATTTATGAATACAAGAAATTTTGATGAACTCAAGACCGCTACAGCAGTAAAGAACGAAGTTAGAAAAATAGGCTTTGAATTGCTTTACAAAGCCGCTTGCATGGAATACGGGGAGGAAAATGTAAGCATCACGGGATCAAATGAAATTGCGGTATGTGTAGGGTTTAGAACTCTTGCAGACGGTACAAGCGGAGAAGTATGCTTTACATCTGCACCAGTAGCAAAGGACTTTGATACACGAGTAACACCAAAGGGAAAAATCTACGAACCATTTGAACGACTGACAGAAGCGGATATCTATGCAGAAGAGCAAGCAAGCAAGCAAGCGGAAAAAGAAGCAAAGGCAAGAGCAAAGGCGGCAAAAATTACCAAAGCAAAAAGTGAATAAAATATGAATAGGGCGGGTGGGTGGTTAATAAAAAGTTTACTTGACAAATCCCAAAAAATTTGATATAATAATATATGTAAGGTAAAGGGAAACGGCAATTTTGAAAACAATGGTAAAAGATGGCAATTTGACGGAAACAGAAGTAAAAAATGGCAATCGACTTGTAAAGGGTTATCAGATTAAAGATTAAAAAATATTCATAAAATCGTAACAATTCGGGTGACAGAAATGTCACCCATTTTTTGGATTTCAGTTAGGATTGACTAACTAACATTTGAATGGTTGTTCATATGTTCAATTGTTCATATGAATATATGTTCAAGTGTTCATGTGTTAGTGGTGACTAACTGTCCTTCTGCGGCGTACAGTTAAACGAGACTAACTGTCCACGAATGACGTACAGTTAGGATTGACTAACTGTCCTTCTGTGGCGTACAGTTAGGGGTGACTAACTCGCGGACCAAATTCCTACTATTCCTATAGGTTTACTAGGTTTTGTGCAAACTATACAAATACACGCCGCGATCTTTGTGCAATCTGCCTATTGACAAATGCTTGACTCTATGGTATAATATAATTAATCTCGAAGACAGCAGGGGAGGGGTGGGCGGCGGAGTCTAGGCACTAGTTAGTCTTAACTAACTCCCTCTAGTTAGTCTTAACTAACTCCCAACTACTGGTAAAATTTACCAGTTGTACAGGAGCTGGAAGGAGCTGGAGCTGGAAAATTTTACCAATTAATAGGAGCTGGAAATCCCATCCATTTAGGAGCTGTAAATTTTACCAAACCATTTTCTTCCTATTGTCTCTCCCACATTTAGGAGCTGTAAATTCCTCCCATTATCTCTGCTAAATTGCGGCCGCGCCATTATCTGTCAAATTTTCAAAGGAGTGGAATTTTTTAGAGGGAGCTGGTTCCAAATTCTACCTTAGTAAAAAAACCTAATTTTTCCTTGGTTCTGGCTGGTACGAATCTCCTTTAGGAGGAGGAATTTTTTAGAGGACACACCTATCAAATCCTACCTTAGAAAAAAACCTAATTTTTCTTTGCCATTGTCCGGCACGAATCACTGAGAAAAAACGCATTCTGAGCGTTCTAAAATTTGACACATTTATGTTTATTCGTAGAAAATTTTAGCGATAGGTGATTTCAATGAAATCAATAGGGAATTTACAAGGAAATAACAAAGGAAAAAGTTAATTTTTGGAGCTGCAATTGAAAAAATAGCAGGGAAAATATCCCTGCCACATTATTCCTATTTATTACTCTCTTGCCAATTCTATTCTTTGGTTTTGTCTGCTTTTGCCTTAGCAATCTTTGCTGCTTTTGCGGCAGCTTTTTCTGCCTTTTCTGCCGCCTTTTGCTCTACCTCTTCTTGGTAGGAATCTGCTTCAATAAGGCGCTCGTAAGGTTCTACAGCTTCACCCTTTACAGTTGTACGAGATTCGTATTCCTTAATTACAGGTTTTACCACTGCACAGATTTCACCAATAGTACCATCTGAGAGAGTTTTCTCACCAGCGGCAACAGCAATTTCATTATTACCAACAATTGACACGTTCTCCTCACCATAGTAGGAGCGGAAGAATTCTAACATTGCAGTGGTAATATCTGCACGTACTGCGTTCTTGGTTGCGGACATTGTAGCAGATGCATCATAGTTTTTCATAATATACTCCATTCTGTAGCGTTCTTTACTGGGGCATCCGCTACTGCTCTTCCCCTCATCTTCTATATATATTATAACATAATTTTTTATTTTTGTCAAGCGTTTTTCTTTTTCGAAATTGTAAACTTTTTATGAACAGTTTACAATGTCTGGCAAGAGAACAAACATTTGACATAGTACTCCTTTCCATTGTTTGATTGCTTCGCCGCCATAGTCATTAGGAATTCCTTTCTATCTCCTCCTCTCTATATATATTATAACATAAATTTTTAGAATTGTCAAGTAGAATAGTGTCAACAATTTAACTGAGTTTTTGTACAGATTGACGAAGCAAATATTGGCAAAGGAACAGGAAAGTTTTGATAGAGTATGTGGGATAGTGTGGTAAAAGTTTGACTGGGAAATTTTTGATCTACCCCTCTTACAATTGGAAGGAGCTGGAAAAGTTTGACCCCTATTGGAGCTGGAAAAGTTTGGTTAAAAATTTGACAGGAGCTGGAGCTTACCCCCTATTAGAGCTGGAAGTGTATACCCCGTTGTCAAGAAAAGTATCTGTCAAATTTTTGCGGCGGTGCAGTGTAGGAAAAAGAGGAGCTGGAAATAGAGTACGCCCTATTGGAGCTGGAGCTGGTAATAGGAGCTGGAAAATTTTAACAAAAGGAGCTGGAAATTATAGGAAATGAAAAAATTTGACAAGAAAAGTTAAAAAATTGAACATCTCACGGCAAAATTTTTCCAGATTCTTTATTAGGATTCAAAAAAATTCCAACTTTCTTATCGTTTCTACTCGTTTTATATTCGTTTTGGAATTAAATTGCGGCGAAAAATTCTTAATTTGTACTAAAATTATTTCGTTTTGTCAAATTTTTGACAGGTTTTGCAGATCGTTACTCAGCTCAGCTCATTAAAAAGTTATAACATTAGGCTATGCTATTGCGGCAAGGAGCTGTGGTAGAAGTATTGCGGCGAAAATTTTTACATTAGGCTTTATTTTCCCCTTTATATATTATAATATAATTTTTACTAAAGTCAAGTTTCCACTGCCAACTCCTTGACAGCGCTACAGTGCGTTACTCAGCAATTACAAAACTAGGCTACAGCTACTACAATAACGAGCTGTAGCAAAACTATTACGGCGAAAAATTTTTACATTAGGTTCCACTCCCCTTTATATATATTATACTATAAATCCAACTATTGTCAAGGGCTAGTTCTCCTACTACTTCTGCCTTTCTCATTCCTCTACTTCCTTCTTCCTACTTCTTATCCAGTACTTATTCCTCCTCTCAGCACTTCTCTACTCAAAGTCCTCCTCTCTCTATTCTCTACCTCATTCTTCTGTTCTTCTTCCTCTCCTCTCCCTACCTCCTCTCTCTCCTACTTCCTCTCTTCTTTATTTATATTATACTATAATTTCTTCTAAAAGTCAAGTTTCTACTCTTCTTTCTTCTCTCCCTACTCAACTATTTTCTACTCTACTTTACATTTACTCAAAATTCTCCTCTTATATATTAATAAATTTTTCTTCCTTTTGTCAATTCTCTCCCTACTCCTCTCTCTCTACTTTTTCTCTCCTACTTCTTTCGCCGCCATCCTCTCTATCAATTCTCTACTATATAATAAAATAATACTGCCAAACGTCAAGCCCAGCAGTATTACTTCCCTATTCTATTTCCTACTCCCTCTTTCTACTTCCTTTACCGCAATTCTCTTATCTCATCTCCCTTTTTACCACTTTCTTAGGGTTCCTCTCTATACTTATTAAAGATAACTCCCCATATTCATTTAGAACGTGTTAAACTCAAAAATTTTTTCTAACAAAAAAATCTCCTCACCTATTATATAAATTTTTCCCTTCCCTAATTAAATCTTTTGCCGCCAAATCTCTCTCTACTTTATCCTCTATCTCCCTATACCTAATTACTACCTCCCCCAGTTCATAATTAGTTAAATCTCTAAAGGCTTCACCACACCAATTAGGAACTTTATGACTGGCAATATAAAAGTCTAGGTCTGGTTCATAGCGTAGTACTAAATAGATTGTGTTTAGGTGAGTTCTAATTCTCTGACGTAGGTTTGCCGCAGAACCTATATAGGATTTGCCGCAGGGGAAGTATAGACGATAGATGCCGCTGGTTGTAGGAATTGAAGAGAGCTTTTTGGTTAGGTCTTGCTTTTGCTCGTTTAGGGTTTTGAAATTATTTACTTGGAATTCCATTTGGATACCTCCTTTAGAAAAGAGATTAGACACAATGCCTAATCTCTTTTTTTTCTTATCTAATCGCCTTTAGCTCTTCCAAAACACTATTCAAATACTTCTCATTATTCTTACTACTAATAACCCACTGTTTCCAATACTCCTCATTTTCTCCATCTACTTGATGTTCAATTATTAGTTCTTTCTCTCTTGTAAGAGTTAATACAACACTTACGTTCTCATAGATACAGTTAATTCTAATTGCTTCTTCAATAATTGCCCCAATCAACATTTCTCTCATATTGCTTACCTCCGTTGCTTCGCCGCCAAATTTTATATATGTTTACTTTTCTCTCCACGCGCTCTTAAGCTTAATCGGCATTATTAAACCACACAGTTCCCCATTCTCAAAAACAAACACAGGTTCACTATCATTCTTAACTAACATAGTAGGTTCTTCAAAATAATCTAATAACTTTTTATCAACACCAACTTCTTTATCTCTTGTTCTCAAAGTAACAATAGTAACCTTGCGCCGCCCAATTTTAACAGGTTCATTCTCATAGGTACTAACTACTTCATTATACTTTTTTGCGGCGAAGCTATAAATCTCATCAAAATATCTTAAGTCGATATAGCAATTGTCAAGTCGCATTAAGATTTGGTCTGTTCCTCTAAAGATAGCCCCCTTAGTTTCAGATTGAATTAAGTGTTCGCCTTTTGACAAGTAAGTAATTAAATCTCTTTGGAATTTAATATCTTTCATTAAGCTTCCTCCTTAACTTTAACAACAGGCATTTTAACATTATCATATTCCTTGTCCAAGAATCTCAACTGATTCAATACCAACTGTCTACCATGGATTGCAGGCTTTAAACAATAGTATTCAAATTCCTCTTTATCAATGTCGGCGGCGCAAGTAGCATGAGGGAATAAAAGTTTTAACAGAGCTGTTGCAGTCTTTTTAATTGCATTCAGGTTTCTTGTGTCGCCGCCAGCTTCAACATCGATTAGGTCCTCAACAATCTGCTGGTAGTAAAACTCTGATCTCAGACAATGGAAGATTTCTGCCAAGTACTCTGAACTCAATGCCCAGCCTTCCATCTTACGATCTTCTGTAAAACGCCCTATCTTGACACCATCAATTAATAGATGGAATCTGTCCAGCATCGCTGACTCTTGGAAGGTCTTGTTAAGTGTCTTAAACATATTGTACTTTGTTGGATCAAGTATCGAGTTCGGTGCATTACCAACCAATGTCAAACCAGCATCTGCAACACCGCAATAAGAACCAATTCTAATCTCGCCACTTTCAAGATAAGGCTTCAGTACACCATTCATCTCATCACTATTCTGGAATTTTAATGTCTGAACCTCATCCCAAACAACATTATCAGCAGAACCAAAGTAACCAACCTTTTTAGTTGTATTATTATAGAATGCAGTTGCACGAGATACTGTACCAGATGTCAACCAACTATAAGGAGAAATTTGAGAATAGCAATAAGACTTGCCGCTGCCCTTAATACTAATTTCAACTGTATTAAATCTTTTCTCAACCAATCCCAAGAATCTCTGTAGTGTAGTAAGCTTCTGTTCTTCTGTCATGGCCGCCGAGTTAAAATTCAATCCATCAATCAGAACGTCAATCCATTCCTCAGTTGTAAACTTCTTTCTTCCCTCTCTATACTTATCAACATTATACGTATAAGGACAAAGTGGTTCAAAGTTTGTCATCTGAATCATGCCGCAATCATAGCAAAGAGTTACTTCGCCCCAAGCACCATCAGGATTTAACAAATGCTCTTTATTATCAGAAATTAAGCTCCAATCAACTTGAGCTTCTTGTGCTTTCTTAGTAGGAAAACCATACTCAGGCAATTGAAAACAAATCAAATCATCTACGTAATCAAACTGAATCTTTACTTTTGTCAGAAGCTTAATAACACCTTTCTTAGTATGGCGGGCTTCCAATAATTTAATATTCCACTCATCAGGCTTTAATCTCATTTGCTTAACATATTGACTTAATTCATAGGCGTTTAACTTACCATTTCTATCTGTAAACTTCTGTGCAAGATGTACTTTAACATCGTTCGGCAAATCCAAAAAATTCATTAGATTGTTTGTGCTTGCTGACTTGAAAATTGTTTCATTCGGAAAAGCTTCTCTTACAGTCATTTTAATTCCTTTCACTAATGGGTTCTTTCCTTACCTTCTATATATATTATATCATAATTTTATATAAAAGTAAAGTTTTTAATCTTCTTTATTTTTTATTTCAATTGGATATTTCAATATGTGTTCTAGTGTTTTATCTTCAACCCAGACAATTGAAACTACAAATTCGTCCCAAAGCTCGTTCCAGTCAACTAAGCGTATATCCATGTACCATTCAGTAATTTGATTCGCCGCCATTATGTTTTCAATTTTAATTCTACAAACACTATTTCCATAAGGAACAACATCTTCAAATTCTTTTGAATTGATTAAAGCTATTAACTCATCTCTAACTCTCATAATCAAAACTCCTTTTCGGTTCTTTCCTTACCTTCTATATATATTATAACATAATTTTTTAGAAAAAGCAAGCCTATACTTTTATAAAAATTGCCGCCAAAATCTTTTATACTTTGGCGGCGAAGTATTTTATTTATAAAAATTCTTTTAGCCTTTGTAATAGATGAACGATAACATCTACTATCCATCCATTACCAATACATTTGTATCTTTGTGTTTTACTAATTTCTTTTGTATACCCCTCTGGTAAAGTTTGTAATAGTTCTGTTTCTTCTGGTGTAGGACGTTCAACAATATAATCTCCATCGGGTAAACTAACTTTATATTCGCATCCTTTATTAACTACTTTACCCATAAACACTTCATAGATTTCTTTTTCTTTACTTCTATCAAATTCTGTTGCTTTGCGGCAAAACATACAATCTTTTCCAACAGTTGTAATACAATTGGACTTCTTATCTCTTCTTACTTCCAAATGCTGAGTTCTTGTTCCATCTGGATTATCTCGTCCTCTTAAGGCGCACCCAAAAACTTCTCTACCTATTACATTACTTAGTTCAGTCTTCTTATCTACCCAATATCCCTTTACAGGTATGTTTGTCCAATAGCATCTCTTTCTTGACTGTGCTGAAAATCCAGCAGAATCAATCGTCACAGGTTTAACACTGAGCTGTTCACTAATAAAGTCTTTAATATTACTAGCAATTGAATAGTTGTTCTCATAGAGAAACCACTTACACCTAGATTCTTTCAATGCTCTAACATATTCCATAAATAGCTTGCCGCCTTGCCTATCGGGTGTTATTTCTTTATTCCCAGTCTGATTTACACAAGACCAATAAGTACAAGGTGAGCCGCCAATTAGTAAATCATACCCCCTGAACTCAGTAAAATCTGCATCGAACACATCGCCGTGTTCTACTATATAGGGATTGTTGCTTGTGGCAACTTTAATTGCATTTTGATCAATTTCAAAAGCATCGTACTTTTCAATAGGAATTCCAACTCTATTTAGTGCAACGGCTCCACAAGCAATCCCATCAAATAAACTTAAAACTTTCATTTCTTTTCTCCTCGCTTCGCCGCCGCCGTTTTCTTATGGACTTTTACTTTAACTTTTTTCTTTTGCTCAGAAATGGTTATTGGGGATGGCGGCGAAACAACAGATTTAGTATCATCCTTTGATTTATCTCTATGCCAAATTAATTCACCTTGTGCCATATTTTCAAAGCCTACTGCATAATAGAGATCAGTAATTTCTCCCATTAAATCTCTATAATCATCTCCCCAAAACGCACAGCCATTTAGATCAAAGTCTTTTCCAACTCCAATTTCGTCAAAGCCGCCCTCTTTATAAATCATAATCCAACAACGTTCTTCTTTTGGATTGGGAATAAGAGCAAAACACTCATAGCACTTATCATCATAATCCCATTTCCTACCAAAAGTTGCTCTATCAAAAGGTAACATTAAAATTCCTCCTTAACTATAATACTCAATATTCTCTACAATCTGATACTCGCCGCCGAGGTATTTTCTCAATACTTCTTGATCTTGCGGCGATTTAGTATTTAATATGTCTGCCTTATCATACTCAACCCATCCTTCTTTTGAATAGAATTGTCCATTTTTATTTCTAACTAAAAATTCCATGCTGTGATTAAAATTTCACCTCCATACGTAAAAAGAGCAGCGACTCAACTGCCGCCGCTCTTATAGAAAGGATAATATTATGAAAATGAGGATGTTGGTACTCGTATCTGGTTTCGATCCAGAGTCTATCAGTTATAAGCTGATTGTTCTCCCATTGAGCTATACGAGTAGTTGAGGGATTAACTCCCTCAATTAACAGTCTTATCACAGACCGATGCTGGTTGCGGAGGAGGAATTCGAATCCTCGACCTTCAGGTTATGAGCCTGACGAGCTACCAACTGCTCCACTCCGCCATAGAGGGATTAACTCCCTCAGTAAGAAAGTAAGTATTTAATTGATATTGGTGGCACCGAATCTTAGAATCGAACTAAGATTTCAAACTTAGAAGGTTCGTGTTCTTTCCATTGAACTAATTCGGCGTTTCACGGCGGTTATTACCACCGCTACTATAGTGTTGATATTTCCAATCCCTATGCCTTAGCATTCAACTGCTTTTCTCTCTGATGATTCTCATATTCCTGTCGTCTTGCGGCGAAGTCATAAGGCTCATAATGCTTGCCCTTTGGACTTACATGAGGTGTGAATTCCTTTGCCGAAACATTGATTGTCACACACATCGGAACATCTTCGCCATCAACCTCAACAGTTGTAACTACTGCTCCAATCTCATTCTTTTTAGAACCTCGAACCATTCCTACAGAGTCTTCTGTGAATTCTTCCGCAAGAGCCGCCATAATACGTTCCATAATCTCTTCTTTAACAGCAGCCTTGATCTTGGTGATACTCATATCTCCACTCAAACTATATGTATTCATTTATTTTCTCCTTTCAAACTTTAACCTTTACTTCCTTTTGTCCTTTAGGCTACTGAGTAAGCCTTTACCAGACGATTGCCGTTCTTAACTTCAGTAACTACTACTCGATCTTCCAGCAGTTTAACTACTGCGGATACCTTCTGCTGAGTTACTTCAAATTCACTTGCGATTTCCTTTGCAGTCTTCGGCTCAGAAGTCAAGGCTTCATAAATGCGTTCTGCCAATTCCAGCGACTCAATTTGCTTCGGCGACTTGCTAGAGCGGCGGCGAGCATTACACTCATCCAGCTTTTCAATCTGAGCAGTTGCATAAGAGGTGATTTCTTCGGATACATTAGCTTCGATAATAGCGTTGTAAAATTCACGATTTGTCATAATAAACTCTCTTTCTCTTACACTAGGTAGTAAGCACCATTTTAGATTTTTGTTTTTCAGATGAGGTCTTTTCCCCTCATCTCTATATATATTATATCATAATTTTTATCTAAAGTCAAATTTCTTTTGCTCTACAATTTTTATTCGCTTTCTGCTGCGGCGAGGAGTTCAAGATATTCCTCATAGTAATCGCAAAGACTGAATTCCTCAACTTGAACATTCATATCAAAATTCATAATACCCCTCCTCAGTTAAGTTCATTCAATTGCAGATAATCGAGATAAGTTTCACAATTCTCAAGATCAAATGTTTCAGGCATTGCCTCAATCCAATCCATAAGATAATCAATCAATTCAAAATCCATTCTAAACTCCTTTCAACTCTCTTTCCCTTACCTTCTATATATATTATATCATAAATTTCTATAAAAGTCAAGATTCTTTATGCGTGAAATTTTCCTTTGCCTTCAGTAATCACTTGAAACTTAAAGAATCCATCTCTATTAGTTCCAACTGCTGGACACAGTTCAACCTTAGCATCGTTAAGCTTTGCGAATGCGGCTGCTTCTTTGCGAGTTGTAAAACGATTTGTATAAGTTTTCATAATAAACTCCTTTCAGTCAGAAACCTCATCATTATATTCGCTGCTATCTGTAATCTCATAGTTGAAAAATCTTACAGAACCTCTAGTCCGCTCAAGCTCATACTCAAAGTATTCAGCTATATCAATAAGCAGATTACGAATTAGCAACGATTCTTGCTTATCAAGTCCTGTCCTCATGAAGTCATAAACTGTGTCATAATACATCAGGCGTCCATTTGAATTATTTAGTACCTCGATCATTTATCTTTCCCTCACTTTCTATATTTATTATAACATAATTTTTTATAAAAGTAAAGTTTTTATTCTCATTCAAATTTCATTAGGTTTCGCAGGACTTGAACAAGATTTCCTTCCTCAACATTAATCCCTACACAATTCTTTGCCTGATTGAACATCTCACAGACATCCTTATTATCGTCTAGCAAATACATTGCCGCCGCCCGCTTTTTAATTAGGTTTTGCTTAGGAATGCCATAGGAACAAATTGACACTTCACTTACAAAGGGGAGATATTTGTTAATAAATTCTAGTTTCTCCTTGCGGCAGACTTCCTCATATTCTTTTGAAGCTCCAGCAGGCAGCCAAGTAATTACACCGAATTCAATTCCATTCATTAGCATTTCTTCAATTGTAGAATAGAATTCGTCAAGCTCAAAAAGAATATCACCTTCAGTAAATACTCCAGCTTCTTCTCTTTGAATTTTACCTAGCCAGTCCTCAACATTATAGAGGTCATAAACGGTGCCATCCAAGTCGAATATCACTTTTCTAGTCATTTATCAATCTTCCTTTCCCTTTGTTTCTATATATATTATATCATAATTTTCTATAGAAGTAAAGTTTTTATCCCAATTCAATTTTTATAGTGCCGCCATAGTATAACAAACAGAGCGTCCATATGCCTTATCAGAGCTATCAATCACATCAACAACCTTAACTCTCGTGTGATGAGCTGCCGCCGTACCATCGTCATATTCCATACGAATGATACTACCTACTGGCGGCGGCGCAACGTCATCAGTAAGCTTGTAATCATAAAGCTTACCAATAAACTTAAGGTCTTTATTTTTGAATTGAATTCTGATAAACATATGAACGCTCCTTTCATGTACGTACAAAGCGAAATATATATTCAGTTTCAGGAAGAATGTCAACCCATTTTCCTGTTCTAAGAGCTTCTTTGAACATTGATTTTGTATTGTCAATAAATAGTTCTTTATCTTGTGGAAAGGCTTGATCATTTAAATACTCATCAAAGAACTCTTCTAAAGTTTCATATGGTCCAAGAGGAACTGTTAATGATTCTCTTGTATATTCTTCTGGATAAGAAATCAGTACTCTAAACATTATGTAAACTGCACCTCATATAGCTCAATAAGTCCATAGATATCGTCCCACTCATATCTTAAAACAGCTCTTGAATTGTGTTGAGCGGCAAAAATTTCTGCATCTTTCAAATTGTCAAAAATTCTAATGTACTTCACTGAGCATCACTCCTTTAGACAATAGGCGTAATTGTATACGTATCAAGGAAAACTATAGGAGTTTTCATTTCTCCCTCGATAATCTCATACTTCAAATCATCAATAATTGCCTTGATATATTCCTCATAGACAGCTCGATATGCCACCGAATCAACACTCTTAAGAACCACTGATGCTAGATATTCAAACCCGAACATTTCAATGCTGTCACAGACTTCGTCAATACAACTGTCGATATAATCTTCAGTAACAAAATCATTTACAATGTCCTCAATTGAAGAAAAATCTTCAACATAATCTTCTCCATTAATCTTAAAACTTACCTTATACATAAAATTCCTCCTCAATTCTCTTCATCAGCATCGTAATCGCTATCAATTGGCGTAATTTTATAACCTTCAAATTCTTCTACATCACTGTAATGATTCAATTCATACTCAATATCTTCGGCAATCATATTGATAACATCATCACGAACCATGCTGTATGCAATTGGGTCAAGCTCTTTCAGTACACGAGAAGCACAATACTTCATACCGCAAACATCAACTTCTGGATTAGTTTCATCAATCGTATCATCAACATAATCATCCTTAACTACGTCATTAAGAAAGTCAACGAGATAACGATATTCCTCTTCAATCAACTGTCCATTTGCTACATAAGAAACTCTTACTCCATTCATAATTAAGCTCCTTTCGAATTTGGTTCTTTTCCCTTACCTTCTATATATATTATATCATAAATTTCTATAGAAGTAAAGTTTTTATAGCAATAAAATTTAAGGAATCCATCTCAATATTGTTTCGCCGCCATATCCTTTATGAAAAATTGTCCAAGTATAGCATACCGCTGATTGCTTTTGAGCGGTATCTCCATTCTTATAACAATTGCGGCGAGAAGCATAGACATAAACATATTGTGGCTTATACTTTGAATAAATCTTTTGATAGCGTTTAGCTGATTCCAATTGAAGAAGTTTCTGAAAACTGCAAACATAGCCCCCGTCCTTTACATCTTCAATTAATTTAATCAACAACTCACTAAACCCAACAGGATTGGACTTTGTTGCTTCGCCATATGGAAAGTTGGTTATAATACAATTGTATTTATCTTTACAATCAACATTCATATAGCTATCAACAATAATGTCTTGGCGGCGTGGCATAATATCAATTCCATTCATTTGAATCCCCGTAATCTCATAAAACGCATCCATAATTGCGCCGCCGCCAGCACAACAATCTAAGTATTTCCAATCAGGATTTACAAGCTCAGGATGGAGTTCTAGTAGCTCTTTAACTGCAATTGGATCAGTAGCATAGTAATCTAGTTCCGCTCTCTCTTCTTTACTATGATTACTAGCACCCATTGCTGGATAAATTAAATCCCTCATGTCCCATCCTCCAACACTTCATAGGAACATTCACTCCTACACTGATAATCTCTAAACTCTTTTTCATATTCTCTAGAATCATAGTCGCCATCTTCAAGCCCATATTCATCCTCAAAGGCTTTCAGAGCTTCACTTTCACCCCATCTAAACAAGGTGGCGGCGCAAGCAGATTTGAAATTGTTTTCATATGTTACTGGAAGAATTGCTCCTGTTACTACAGTACTATCTGGATTTTCATAATATGCCATAATACGTCCTATCATATGTTCAATCCTCCTGATAAATTACAAAGCCGCCTTTTCTACTTGGAAACCGATTCAAATATCCTTCACCTTGAGCCTGAAGAATTTCATCGGCTGCAAAATCATTAAAGAATAATTGAGCTTCTTCTGCAAGAGCAGTATAGATTTTATCACAATAAGCATTATATTCTTCTGGAAACAGCCGCTTTGCAATTGTAGCTGCATTTACATAGCCAATGCCTGGCAGGTTGATATCGTAGCCTTCCTCAGCATCATCATTGTAAAGAGTGTACATATCAGTTTCATTGAGAAGACATTCATAAACAGCTCTCAAAGTCTTAAATCCATAAATCGTGTTACCCATCGTCATTTGACCGTCATCAGATATTCCAAAAGTTTCTACTCTATACATATTTAAGCTCCTTTACAAGTTCTCTTTTCCTTACCTTCTATATATATTATATCATAATTTTATTTGAAAGTAAAGTTTTTAAGCCTTTATAATATCATATAGCTCTCCGTAAGACGAAAGCACACATTCCTGTCCGTCACACCAATACTTGCCGCCGAATTTGCCATCTTGCTCAAAAAGGAACCAATCGAGCCACCCATTCTTATCATCAAGAACTAGTACAAGCAGATCAATAACTTCCATCATATAAGAATTCTCAATCACTCTATCAATGCCGCCAAAACACTGATCCAAATCTTGATAAAATTCTTCAACTTCCTCTCGCTTTCCCATAAATCTATTCATAAAGCTAACAAAATCTTCTTTATTCATCCTGATCCCTCCGCTTAAACTGAGCAATAATTCCATCTGGAATTGCACTATTCGTATCAAATAATAGAATTGGTGCGTTATTTTTTGGAACATAAAACTTAACTTGATAATTTCTTCCAAACTTAAAGTAATCAACGAATTTCTTTTGGAGATAACGCTGCCCGCCAAAGTTTAGAACTTTAATTTTCTTAGTCATATAAGTTACTTCTTCTTCAACTGGAGTACCTTCAAATTCACTATATTCCTCTAAACCTTGCATTGTTATTGCTGTGTCTTCATATAGATCATTATTCAGATAAGGTTCTTTGTCGAATCTCATAAGAATACAATTGAATCCATGATAGAGTTTCCCATAGACTTGAGCTGCATAAAGTCTTTCTCCATCCTCATACTTTTTTAATAATTCAGTTTCAAATTTCAATTGCCTTGAGTATGCCATATTATTCTACCTCGATTTCTTTCAACGTAACAGAAAATAAACCATCTATTAACAAAAACATTTCTTTAATATTATCAGATGGAGCTGGGATTCCTCTGTATTCTACACCATTGACACTAAAATATGCAGTCATTGATTCTTTAGTTTTCATGTCATTATCAACTAATAAATCAATAAAAATAGAACCAGTTTCTTCTCTAAAAATTCTAAAAGCCCACTCAATAGAATCGGTTAATCTACAGCTTTCGTCACCAGAAGCAAAATCACAGCTTGTAATTAAATACATTATTCTCCAACCTCCTCGATCTCATATTGAACGCCAAGAGCATTTGCAATTGTATCAAGTTCCAAATAAGAAAAATCCTCAACACACTCACAATCATATTGTTTTAACATTTCAAAAGTAATACGATCGCCATAAGTATTAAGCAAGTATTCAATTGCACATTCCTCACAAAACTGTTTACCATTGATTACAATTGCTCGTTCGACATCCTCGCCGCAATCATCACACATAATAACCTCATAATTACCACGCTTTGAGCAATAACCGTAACAAGTTTCGCAACCAACGCAATCATTTCTCAATTCAATCATAGTAAACTCCTTTCAGAATTTAAGCTCTTTTCCTTATCTTCTATATTTATTATATCATAATTTTCTATAAAAGTCAAACTTCTCTATCAGTAGAAATTTCAATAGAAGTGTATTGCTTCGCCGCCAATTTTTGACTGAATTCAGTTAGGAACGAAAAAACTCCTAGTAACAATACAATGCAAAAGAATAAAGATAATAGCTTCGTTCCCCAATGCTCGTCCTGAAGAAAATCTTCAAAAATAAATACTGCAACAGCAACATTCAATACTGCCGCCAAAAGAAACATCCACATCATTCTTTATCTTCCTTCCTTTGCTTTTTATTATCTCGCTGATTAAATACGTGTGCAAGTATTTTTCCCAAGCACGCACCAAAAAGACTTCCTAAAATAAACCATAAAATTTGCATCGTGATACCTCCTTTCAATCGTTATAAGCTGAAAGCTAAATCATTCTTCACTCTCATCTCCTTCTAATCTTCCATGTGCTTCATCATCTTGCCGCCCTGCACTTAACATTGCAATCATAAGAATACCAAACGGCGCACCAACAATCAATCCCCAAAGAAACCAAACTATTCCCATTATAAACTCCTCTCAATAACATCATTATCGTATGTCGAAAACCAAATTCTTTTTATCTTCTTGTTTTGAATCGCCGCCATACAAGCTGGACAAGGTTTTGCAAGACGAAAGCTATTATCTTTCTTTTTTGAAAGAACTACCATCTCACACTTTGAGAAATCAGTATCATGCGGCGTCCTTGCAATACAATCAATTTCAGCGTGGCGGCGATTGTAAATATAATTATCATATTCTTTATAGTAACATCTGCGTTGCCATTTCCTTTGCTTTGGATCTGTCTTAAATGAATTAACGCCAAAAGCAATTATCTTATTTTGTCTAATTAAAAAAGCTACTGTTTTTGTTCTATAGGGACATTCATCCCCAATATCATCATAGAATACTTCAAGCCGCCGCAGTAAATTCTTAGTCATTAGCATCACCAAGCAAATCAGTATAGAGGACAAAGAAATTATAATCTGAATATTCTCCATAGTGTTCGCTCATTGGCTCATTATGAGTTACAACATCAATATAGGAAAAACCCATATAGAGAATGGCGGCGAAGCAAAGTATATAAGGAATTGATTTTATGAGTTTCATAGTATCTCCTTTCAATTGGTGTAAATGCTTAACCAATTACTTCCGTCTGGAAAACAATCTTCTTCTGCTCTATAGACCTTCTTTTTCAGATCCTTCTCATCTACTGTTTTAATCAATTCTTTCCATGGAATCGGTTCTTCTGTATCCCAATCCATTGTTTCAGCATTCCATTTATGATTTGTTCTAACCGTCTTTGAGAATATTTTTCTATCGCCATTATAAAAGCTAACTCCATCTACACCCAAATTCCAATCATCAAAAATATTCATTAAATCTTTTACTGTAATGGACAAGTCCAATCCCATAGCTTTATATTTTTCAGCATAAACATTGTCTGCCCATCCATCTATACTTCTCATGTAACTCATAATAAACTCCTTTCGGTTCTCTTTCCCTTACCTTCTATATATATTATATCATAAATTTTTATAAAAGTCAAACTTTAATAAGAGTAAAAAATAAGCCCCGTCTGTAAATGACGAGGCTATTTTCATTTTGGATGGGAAGAAGGGGTTCGCTTTATATTTAGAATAAATATAAAATAGATTATATCATCACCTGCTTGAGGTGGCTATTGCTTCCAGCAAAGCTGTACTTCAATTAGAATAATCGTTGAACGTATTAATTCGCTGCTGATTACTTTGTAAAGTTTCCAGCAATTCAATAGCTTTTCAATAATAATCGCTTATTATTGGGTCCAAACTTGAACCCTTAACACACGGTTTTAGGGACCGCTGACTGTACCTATTCGTCTACTTCCCAACGTCTTACCGCTTGCTGTGATATCATTTTGATTAACCATGTTGTGGTTTTAAAGGGCTTCACAGGCTCCCCTTGCAGCAATATTAATTGCCGCATTTATATCTCGGTCTAATTCAAATCCACATTCACATTTAAAAATTCTATCTTGTAATGATAGATTCTCTTTAACTTTTCCACATTTACTGCAAGTTCTAGAAGTATATGCTGGATTAACTTCAACAAATTGCGTACCATATTTTTGACATTTCCATTTTGCTTTTTCAATAAAAAGATATCTTGGTGCTATAAGTCTTAAACGTCTCCTATTTTTAGTTGATTTTAATATTTTTGCATCAGTTAAGTCTTCAACTGCAATATTATAATTTTTACATAATTTATTTGTAATCTGCTCAATAAAATCTCTTTTTAAGTTATCAAATCTTTCCCAAGCTTCATTTATTTTATTATCAATTTTTAGGTAATTATTTGAACCTTTATCTTTTTTATCTCTAATAGATATTAATTTTTTAATCCGTTCATATTCTCTAATTACACTATCTGGATAATTTATCAACTCCCCCTATGAGGTTGTCATAAAATTTTTAATCCCCCAATCAAGACCTACAAAAGTTGTTTCTTTCTTTTGTGGAGTAATACCATCCTCATAGCAACCTGAAATATACCATTTCCCATTTTGATAAGTATATCTAGGTTCTTTTACTTGAGTAATACTAAATTTTTCAAGATAAACTCTTTCAGCTTTAATTCTTGATATTTTTGGATCAAGTGTTTCTCTTGAGAGGTAAAACTATTGTATTAGATATGATAGAATAATCTTTTGGAATATAAAAAGACTGTTTGTTTGCAATATATTTGTGAAATTTGGGTGGGCGTGCAAGCTTCTTATATGTTTTTCTAACGGAAGTTGCATATCCTCTTATTACTCCTTTTAATAAAAGATGCGGTAAGGGAATTCTAGGAATTTCTCTCTCACTAAATTCTTCTAATAATTTTTTCTCATTGTACCCAATAATTCCATAAGGTCCCACTTTAGGTAGATTATCTTTGAATTTCTCTACTAAAAAATTTCTCATTTTATGAGCGTATTCACAATATGCAAAAAGAATATCTTCTTGCTCTTTTGTTGGATAAATATTTGTTTTAAATCCTCTTAATATCTTTCTCACCTCTTTTCTTTTTCTATATTTATTATATCACAAAACTCTTCAGAAGTCAAAAATTTGACATCATCGAAATGACATACAAAGAAATCTTTTTCCTTATTTTTTGAATCAACTAGTCTAAAATAATGTCCATTTAAGTTCTCAATTCTGCCTTCTTGAAGAACAAAAGCTGTAGCTCTAACAACACTACCTTGAACATTTTGAAAAGCACCAGCACCTAAATGAGCCATTGTAATAATATCATAACCATCAATAATTTTTTCTCTTAGCTTTTCAAAACTACTCAAGAACATCCAGCTATCGGATGTTACCATCGAGATCATTCCATTAGGTTTCAAAATCTTCATAGATTGTTCCATGGCCGCCGTGCATAAATCTGCTTTACCAAGCGGCAGATTCTTTTTCAAATATTCTCTTGTTTCTTTAGGAAGATTCTTATTTCCAACATAAGGAGGATTTGTTAATATTACGTCATACTTGTCTTTACAAATCTCACAATCACAATCCATAAATCCTAGTTCATTTTGATATAGGAATCCATGAGGTTGATAATCAAAATTTCTTGTAAGATTGTAAACATAGCAAATGAAATCTGTAACATCAATTACTTTTGGATCTAAATCCGCATAGACAATCATATTCTCATTCCAAATGCGGCGAATATCTTTTACAATAAAACGCTGTAAGAAATCTAATATTTGAATTATAAACATTCCACAGCCGCAACAAGGTTCAAGAACTTTAATTGAATTACTATCTTTAATCCCAACAGCATTAGGAGTAAAATAATCACAATAATCTAGTATTTGGCTATAATCTTCCATAAGTTCTCTAGAATAATAAGTTAAACTATTCTGAACTAAATATTCTACAATCCACTTAGGAGTAAAAATCTGAGAAGTCTTTTCTAGCTCACTTTGTTCATTTGTAGCTTTACCCTCTCGGCGTTTCTTATCAACGTCTTTCTTATCAAGATTATAATAATTTTGATGTAACCAACCTATAATCTCATATTCTCTAAAGTCAAGAGTACTAATAGACAAAATTTGATTAATTAATTCAACTTCGGCGGCAGACTTTTCTTTTGCAAAAGCAAAACCAGTTAGAAATTTATCTGCATATTTATACTTTGCTCTGTCTGGAATAAAACTTTCAGATAGAGTATGGGTTTTGAATAGCTCCCAATCAATTTCAGGGAAAATTTCTTTAATTTCTAGAAACCTAAACTTTATACATTCCATATAAGTTTGGTAATCTATACTATTTAGATTTGCCCAATTGCCAATTGATTTTAGTTTTCGGAAATCCATTGTCTACCTCCTTTTTAATTGACTAGACACTTGTAATAATTTTCAAAATAAAATTAATATAAAATTGGCTGCGAGTGTCTAAATGGTTCTCCGTGAGAGTAACGATCTCTCTTCTCCGACTTAAAAGGTCGGTGCTTCACCTTAAAGCTTACGGAGAATATGAGGCAATTAACTGCCTCTGTCTTGGTGGAGTCGAGGAGAATTGCACTCCTGTCCAACATAACTTCCAATATCTTTCTACAAGCTTATTTCATTTTAATATAGTAGCTCTACAAAATGAACAAAACTATTGAGCCGCCATGTAATTTAGGAGGTGAAACAAGACGCATTACAATTGTCCTGAGTTTTTCTGTTGCTAATCCACGCCAACTTATAAGCCGCAACAGGAACTTATAATTGACGGGCTGCACTTAGGCAGCCATTGCAAAATTACTAGTGCAATTTCTTGTTAAAAGGTTTGCTTGCTTAATATTTTCCATTATGCTGTCGAACCTAATACGACCCCATATAATTCTTCTTGTTGGACTCGAACCAACGACCTCCCGTTTAACAGATGGGTGCTCTGCCGCTGAGCTAAAGAAGAATATTAGAACTCCCTTTGTGAGATAGGAGAACTCTGTCGCCGCAAAGCAGCCAAGCCTGTTTCTATTGTCTAGCGGTTGAGCTACGCAGGTCGTCAGGCAACCCCGTTTCAGTCCAATCTTTACTCCCGTCTTTCGACCTCAACTATTTCCCAGAGCTAAGACCTTCATACTGAAAACTTAACTGCTACGTCTTTCGATTCGTCAATTAAGCCGCAATCTAATTGATTACTTCGTGCTATCTCTACACGCATTTATATCTTTAAGTCCAAAGGGACGTAAGATATTTTGAGAATAATCTAAGTCCTTTTTCTACTTTTTTGTCCTCTTCTTCACTACACGTTGAGCCTTTTGCAACATAATAAAAAGCTACAATCATTTTCTTAAGAATTTTCTTCCATTTCTTATATGCTTCAGCTTCATTACCATCACAAGACTCAAGAATATCAGAAGGAATCCATTGAGAACAAGACTTTCTATATTCATAGAGTCGAGGTAAGATAAATGCCGCAATCTCGCCATCAAGATTATAGAGTTCATATTTGTAAAATCCATGGTCCGCCTTATAGACAATTTCATCACTTGGCATTTTACTTTGACCCGAGAGCTTATACTGCTTAACAACATCTTCAATCTCTTGTCTTGAAATTTTCATAGTATATCCTCCTATTCATTGGGTATAATGGCTGGAAGAAATAGACTCGAACTATTATTGCAGGAGTCAAAGTCCCGTGTCCTACCTTTAGACGACCTTCCAATAGTAGCAAGATTAGTTTGAATAGCGGCACCTCGTAAAGGTTCTTGCTTTCGCCGCCATTTTGTTGATGGACCCGCCAGCGTATTACAGCCCATCAAAAGGAATTTCAACCCAAACTTTTTTTATTCTAAAGAGCGTCCTCTATAGAAAAAGGAAAGCGTACCTCATACATTAGTTCTCGTACTATGCAGACGCCATTTTCTATCGTGCAATGGTAAATCCGATACGATTCAGTTTACGATCAAACTCCCGTACAGGTAAAGCAGGCGATCTCGTTTGCCCTAACGGCTTTTTACGCTTTTTTCGGAAAGTGAAAAGCTAAAGAAACGGCAGTGTAAACTTATATCCCGCCTACTGAGCAAACTGGCGGCTAAGTACTTGATTTAACTTTTATGGATAAGGCACAAGCGAATGCCGACCAAGGAGAGAAGACTTGCTATCTCTTTTTACCAAGCAGCTTAAAATTAAAATATAAATAATATTTTCATTAAGTAAGATTCGCTGTTACTGCTTTAAAGTAGCTTTTCCTTAACTCTCTATATATATTATATCATAGATTTTATTAAAAGTCAAATTTTCGTTTTGAAGGATTTTTTAATTCTTTCAGACGTACAACTTAAATATCCGCTAAAGTCATAAATCATTGGCTTGCCATTGTAGACCCCGACATTACCATCGTGGAGATCGTTAATATCATACTTTTTTAAGAAATTATATAACTGAACCATTTCTAAATCAGAATAGTGATCAAAGAAGCACTTTACAAGATAATAATCACTATCAAAATAAGTTGGAAGTTTCTCAATACCTAATGCCTTACAAGTGCTATTAACAAAGTTTGCCACTGTTAATTCTTCGTCTTCAACCTCTGTTTCAATATCACAAACATCGCCTTCAGAACGTTGTTGTGCATAGACGCTATCACCAAGATAAATTGTTTCAGCAAAGAACTGGGATACCCCCTCAATTACTGCTCTTTGATAAACCTGATATTCTATTCTACAGAAATCATCATAAGTATCGCCGCAATCAATCTCTTCAAAAGTGCCAGTTTCTTCATTCCATTCCATTTCGCCGCAAATCAATGTTTTCAATACAAAATCATCAAACAGAATGCAGACTTTTGTTGCACCTGACATCCAATAATAATCATCAATCATTATACTTTCATATATAGGTGATTCTTCTTCACAGCTAACATAATGAAAATCAGCAAACAGAATGTAGACTTTTGTTGCACCTGACATCCAATCATAATCATCAATCATTATACTTTCATATATAGGTGATTCTTCTTCACAGCTAACATAATGAAAATCAGTACTAGCTAAAACTTCATAGGCATTGTAAACTTCCTCATTATTTTCTAATCTTCTTTCAATTTCTTTTTCAAAAATACTCATAAACTTGTTGCTCCTTTTCCTTACTTTCTATATATATTATAACATAAATTTTTAGAAAAGTAAAGTTTTTATTCGAGTTTAATTTTTACTTTTCAATGCCCGCTGCAAAATCATCTGCAACTTGATATAAATCATAAGCTGGATATGTTCTCTTAGGACCAGTATGCTCTTCAAAGTTTTGAGGGACAGGATGAATCACAGCCGCAAAATCACAAGGGAAACCATCTTTATCTTTTGCATCCCCAAAGACGAAGCCAATTTTATTCTTGTCAACCATACGTACATTCTCCTCGCCAAAGGTCTGCACAGTAAAATCCCAATAAAGTTTAACTAGGTCTTTTCTTGCTTTTCTCTTTGCTTCTGTTTCACTTTCACAATCTGTATAATCAAATCTCATAAGCTCACTCCTTACAAGTATCACATTCTCCATCACAAGATTCACAAGATTCTGCCGCCGCAATTTCATTGTTAGATTCATTGCCATTGAAAACAAGCTCTACCCATCTATTCTCAATAATATTGCCAATTGCAGTAATTTGATTTTCATTTTCAATCTTCAATCTCATGTAGGAATCTTTAACAGTTTCCCATGATTCGGCGCCGACAATAGATAGAATTGTGCTAAATGTTTCAGTTGTAAAACCAAATGGACCAATTAACATAGTATCTTCACTCTCGCCGCTACCATTAACAACAAGAGAAATTGCCTTATCTGTTAATACTGTATCTACAATTTTTACATTAATAAAATTCATTATATTCACTCCTTAATATAGTGGCCCGCCATATAAAGCAGCCACCATTAATATATCTTCGTCCAATTGATAGACAAATGGATTATATGTTGTTTCTTTTATTTCTACCGCCGTTAAGGATGAATTCTCCATTGGATCTCCAATAGAGAAATCGAATCCCATTGACTTCTTTTTAGGAGGTGGCGGCTTATTCAAATCTAAATATTCACTAAAATCAACCATTAACTTCTCCTAAGAACTTCTCTACAAATTGACGAGGCCGCATAGTACGAACATACTGCAACAATTGCTTGTTATAAGCCTTCCACATGAAAGGAGTGGGTTCTAACTTTGCAAACTCAGGACGAGTATACTTATCTGCATAGCCAATGTTATCTTCCCATTCTGCCCAACGCAAGGTATGTTCATAGATAACACGAATCATATTGAAACGTTCAGTATGCTCAGGATAGTAGGATAAATATTCTGCGTCTTCACCTGACATAATCATTTCAACGATATTAACATTAGTTAAGCGACCATTGTTATGCAACTTATGATATTTTAACCATTCTAAGTTCTTAACCTTAACACGATTATGGTACTTATCTTCTACAACGACGCCTTCAAATTCTTTACCATTTAATTCCTGAATCTTCGCCGCAATATCCTGAATAGATTTTGCTTCAAAACGTTGAGGACGCCGCCAATTATTATCTAACTGAACTTCTTCTAAGGTAGTATTATCTCGTGCCATTAAGAAATAAAGATTCTGATTATCATAGTGTACAATCTGTTGTACATTAGGAGAAACTAATTCAAAAACATAGGTTAAATTCTTATCTAAGTCTGTAAGCAAGATACCTTCATTGTCCAGTGCGGCAATAATCTCTACAAAGAAATTAACATCACCTACATTTGCGGCATCAGCATCAAAAGTATTACGAGTAGAGATATGCCAGCCATTGTAATAATAAATACCAACAATTGAGCCATCTATCTTTTCAGTCGCAAACATTGAATTAGAATCAATTTGCGCCGCACCAGCTTCTTGAAAATTATAGAAACGATAGAACATATAACGAACTACACGAAAAGTTCCAGCTTCAAGGATTAAACCTCTTGCTTCATTAACAATCTCACTAGGTATAGAACGACCTTGAGTATAGTTAAACATGATAAGATTATCTTGGTGCTTAATTCTTAAAAAATAAGGTGCGCCCGCCAATAATTCTTCCCAATTGTTAGGATTCGACTGAATGAAAGATTGAATGTTTAACATTAGAATTCTCCTTTACAATATTATAAATAATAAAATCGAGTTGATCTTGCTCAAAGCCAAACCTACTACATAGTTCACATGAGATTTCAAATGGCAAATATCCATAACTTAACATTTGTTTAATAATACACTCTAACATTAAAATCCCTTCTCCTCAAAATGTTCCTTATACTTAGAATCAATTTTCTCGTTGAATCCAGTTCTTACTGTGTCGTACTTGTAGATATAATAAGCTTCCCAATAGTTAAGTCTTTTCTTATCGCATCTTTTGATTACAGCAAAATTAAAGTTCTCAACTCCAATTTCCTTAATTGCCTTATCAATTACTAAACCGTTTCTTGAGCAATGTTCTCTGAAACGTCTTTCACAATCAACAGCTTGACCAACATATTTACGTCCATCAATTTTAGATTCAATAAGATAAATCCCGCAAATAGGCTTGCTCATTATATCAATCCTTTCCCTTTGTTTCTATATATATTATATCATAAATTTTTATAAAAGTCAAATTTTATTTTTCACTAAAAATATCTTTCATAGTGGTTATGGTAATGCAACTCGCTACTGTAAAACAAAATGTTAAAGCTGCTGTTATAATACCTTTTGCAATTGTACCAAATAGGAAGAATGCAATAGTATAGAAACAACCAAGTGAAACAACAATAAGCATGATAACTGCGGCTATAACAATCATGAGCGCCCAAAATATTTTACTTGCTATTTTCATATTTTTCCTCCAGATATACATAGACGAATTCTAATAAAGTACAGATCGCCGCCGTAGCAATAAATGTTAGAATTCCATATCCAAAGGAAGTTAAGAATATAAAGATAACAGTCCAAAAGATTCCTACGAACATACAAGTGAATGAAACAAGTTTTGTTAAACCCATTTTAATTAAAGTTTTCATTCTATTTCCTCCCTCTTACTATATTTATATTATAACATAAAAAAGAGAGAAAGTCAAATTTCTTTCTCTCTTTGAATTTTATTCAATCAAAATCGTACTCATCTGAATGTTCCCATTCGTCTTCATCGTCCGCATAATAATTGTCCCTTTTTCTCTTATTACGCCGCCGCTCTGATTCTTTCTTACGTTTCTTTTCTTCCTATTCAGCTTCGTAATTGTTCAAATCTATATTTTGTCTTCGATTTCCGTAGCGAGCCAATTAAAGTCACTTCCAGAAATTAAAATCGAAGTCATCATCTTTCTTTTCCTCTAGCGTTTTTTCAAAAGCAGTATTAAAATCATCAATAAACTTCTTATCAGAAGCACTAAACTTTGAATATAAATCTTCATAACGAGATTTCAAACGCTCAATATCAGATTTCTTTTCTGTCTTTGGCTTTGCGGCAGAAGTTGTATTTGCCTTCTCATCTTTCTTAAATTTTCTGTCTGTCGGCTTGTATTTTCCGACATTCTCAGTTTTATTAACTGTAGAAGTCTGCGCCCCCTTCTTTTCCTTTAGCTTTTCTTTCAAATCGCTAAGATCACAGAAAGAAATCTTTACACTATTGCCTAAATCATCAGTATCATAGGTAACAGTTTCAGAAGTGTAAATAGCAGCAGAAATAGCGTCATAATCATCAGAATTACTATAATTCTTCCTATAATCTGCCGCCTTACTATTATATTTATCAATGAACTCAGTCATTTCATCATATAGCGTATAAATGTGATCTTTTAGTGACTTAAGTTCCTTTGTTACTTTTTCCTTACTTGATTCCTTCGCCTTTAGCTCCATAGAATCTTTACTAGCACATTCAATTGCCGCATCTAGAGTTGTATAGACTTTGCCACAACCTGGGCACTTGTAATTACTCATAATAAAATCGCTCCTTTTAATTCAAAATATTAGGGCATGAACCCTTACACAATTAATGTAAGAGCCGCCGCAATAAAATTCAAAAAATTTGGACATCTATATAAAACATAACTAATGTAGGGATAAATCTTATACATAATTACCTCCAACAGAATACAGTTTTACTTAAAATATCAACCATAGCGTCATAAGCACTCTTAGTAATCAACGCTGTCAATTCCTTAAAGGTACCAGCGCTACTACCAGAAACATAACTAATTCCAGCATTTGCCATTGATTCAATATATCTGTCGCCACGGCTTGCAACATTCCAAGAAATAATCTTAGGCGCCGCCAAGCCAATAGCTTCATATTCCTTTTGCCACTTTTCTACAATTGAGTCAACTGGATTTGAACTACAATAATCGTCAAACTCACCATCACTAATTACAACTAAAGCTTCTGGAGCTTCGTTACTCTTTTTAGCAATATTGTAAATTTTTTCTAATGCAATATCCAGATTAGTGTTATATCCCGTGTGTTCAGATACCTCCTGCGCCCGTGTCAATAGAGTAGAATTTGGATCAAGCTCAAACAATGACGGTCTATCAGTAAATGTCATGACCAAATTCTGATATGCCCCTGTATTACGTTCTGCAAAGTAAATTCCTAAACCAATAGATGTTTCCATTGGACGCCCCTCCATAGAACCACTAACATCAGCCATTACAATTACATTATGTTCTCCCTCAACATAATTTGGTAATGCTTTCCATTGTGCTTCTACTACAGGATCTACTTCATCAACGCAAGGACCCGTCCATATGTTGTCAGAAAGATAAGACTTAATAACATCATATGGATATAGAGTCCCAGCATTGATTTTAGCTTTGCCTTCATAAACATCAGACAAATACTGACCAAAACGCTCTTCATCGTGACGCTGAAAAGCATTTTTATAATTGTTTATAGCTTTAGAAGGTACACATTCATAGTTAATCAATCCAAACTTATTAGCACTCATTTGCCGCTCTACGATACTCAAGTATCTTCTTAGAGTAGACAAAATCTTTCTATAAGCTCGTTCATTGATACCCATAAATGTATAGAACTTACGTGCAAGGCGGCGAGTTTCTTTTGAACTAGCATTTGAACTAGGCATCCACTTAGCCAATAAACTAACAGCTTGAGAATTCTTCATGTCAACTAAATCTTGGTTCAATTGAGCATGAATAAACTCCATCATTGCAGTTTCAAGTGCAGTTCCTTCAAATATAAACAAGTCGTCCCAACGTCCAGTTGTAACTATGGTTTCAAAATTTCTAGCTACCTTTGGAGGATCAATTGCAGCTAGAGTTTTAAGCAAAATTCTGGCAATTCTACGTTCGCCCAATCCACCATCACGAATATTACGAGCGTAGAGAATAAGATTGTCCGCTAACTCTTTATCCTCATTACGAGCATCAAGATATAAACGAACAATTTCATTTTCATCTGCTTCACGCAGACCGCCGACCCGTGCAAAGAGGTTCAGTAATGCACTGCCAGTAGTAGATTTAACTACCATTCCGTTTTCAGTTGTTATTAAATTTGATTCATTCTTAAAGTTTTCAGCAAAACTCATTTTAATCACACCTATCTTCCAGATTCGTTATACTCTTTTTGTTTGTGTTGCTGTGAGAACCTGATTTACAAGTCGCTTAAGATTTTTGGAGGTAAAACATGCACGAAGCAAGGAGGTGATGTTATTTATTTTTATCCGAAGATAAGTACGCCCGAACATCAGGGGCTAAAATATTTACTTGGTTGCTGTAAGCGACTTAATTTATTTTAATCCTTATTATCTTTTGCGTTTCGTAGAATACGTTCCCATTTCTTAATCAGACGAGCGTTTCGTACTGGATTAAGCTTGAGACGTTCGATACGACATTCAATTTCAGAAATTGTTTTCATTTCAATTACTCCTTTATTTCTTATTGTAATTATATTATATCATAAATTCTAATGAAAGTCAAATTTTTAACCTTCAGAATTTTCACTCTCATCTTTAAGCTTTAACTCATGAACTTCATCTAGAATACAATAAGCTTCTAGAATCTGTTCAGTAGCTGGAATATATCCAAAGCCCTTATTTCCCCACTCTTCGCCCCAAGAGTTCAAGATGATCCAATAATCCTCATCATTGATCCTTTTCCAGCCTACTAAGAGAATAGCATGGCCGCCTTCAATAGAACCAGTATTAGTAATAACACCTTTCTTTGGCGAATACCATCCATCAGTAACGAGATAGCAAGCCAGTACAGAACCCGTTTCCATAATAGCCTTTTTAATCTCATTCTTTGTTTTTACTGCATAGTAAGAACTAACTCTAAAGGGATAAGCTTCTGGATCTGCTAAAGCTTTTGTGGCGGCGTAAGCGTCTTTACATTATGAATAATCTCCAAATGTATTGAGAGTTTCTAGCTTGCACACACCTTTAGCTTTTAACTGTTTAAGTGCATCCTTAGCATACATTCCTTCACCTTCGTACACACCCTGTTCAACGGTACTCTTGCACCTGTTACCATAAATATATGCTGGCGAAGTCATCTCTACGTTACCGCTATCAGTAAGCTCATAGATATATCTACTCATTGCAGTTGCACAAGCACAACACATTGAAGTCTATCCTTGGTTAAAAAGTTTTACTTTATAATCTGGAATAAACTCTTCTGGATATTCTTGCGCCGCCGCACCAACAAGAGCCTTAAACTAGTAATCACGGGGATCATAAGGTGATTTTAGCAGTCCTAAACCAAATTTTTCCATTTCTACCACCTCTTAGTCTAGCGTTCCAATAAGAACTTCTAATACTCGTGTTTCTTCTTCAGTAAGACCTTCCATCTTTGTCATTTCCTCAACAGAGGAAAGAACCATTTTTACTTTATTCTCGTTCTTTGCTTTCCAATAGTAAAATCCTGTTGCGCTTGCAACCTCTACAAATACAGAAGGTACTGTATAGTATAGAGGTTCTGCTGTTTCAAGTGTAATGCAACAGTACATGGAAAAGAATGTTATAATAATTGCTACTATAACATTAATAAAAAGTAAAATTTTGGAAGTCTCCCATTTTTTCTTAAACTTTTTTTCTTTTTCCACTGATTGTCACCAGCGTTTAAGAAATATCAGATACGTTGACCCATCCGCTAACATACGTGCCAGCAGGCGTCTTACCAACATTTGATTTAGAATTGGTAATTCTAATTCTATTATTTGTAATAGTAGAACTATAGATATAGTAAGTTCCAGTCTTATAAACTTTTGCTGTGGCCGCCGAAGCAGAAGTATAAAGTTTAGTTGACTTTAATGTTACTTTATCTCCTGCGGCAAAAGATGTAGTTGTGGTAGTTGATGTAGAACCAATTGAAGATACATCAATCCAACCTGTTACATATGTGCCAGCAGGAGTCTTACCAACATTAGACTTAGAATTGGTAATACGAATTCTATTGTTTGTTACATCTGAGCTATAGATGTAAAATGTTCCTGTTTTCTTACTTGAAGAACTAGAAGCAGTTGCAGATGCATAGAGCTTTGCATTCTTTAATGTAATCTTTGTACCAGCAGTATAAGTTGTGGTTGTAGTAGTTGTGTTGGTATTTGTATTGGTGTTTGTATTAGTAGTTGTATTAGTGGTTGTATCAGTTGTAGTTGTAGTAGTAGAACTTAAGTTGTTTTTACCAGCTTTTGCAATAATAGTTGGATAATCTACAACACAAACGTTTGTATCTACATTGCCACTAATGCCGCTAATAGTACCAGTACTAGAGTTCTGCCAAATAGTGTAGCCGCTATATGATGTTGAGCTTGTCCAGTGTGCTACCCATATGTCATAAGTTGAAATAACACTAGATGGAATAATGCCGCTTGTCAACCAAGATTTAGAACTATATAAACCGACATAATATCCTTCTTTTTCTAGTGTTTCTAAGAATGCTGGAATCACTTCTTTGGCTGTCGCAGACGAACCCTCTTCTTCGTAGTCCAAGAAGATAGGGTATTCAAAGCTCTTGTCTTTGATGACAGAAGCACAAACTCTTGCTTCTGCACGAGCATCTGTTGCGTTTGTTGCATAGGAATACCAGTAAGCACCTACAGGAATGCCTTGTTCTTTACAAGCCGCATAGTTCTTATCAAACATTGCATCTTCCTACGAAGCTAGTTTACCATACCCTGCACGTAAAATAGCGAAGTCTACCTTACCGCTGTTCTTGACCTTGTCCCAGCTAATTGTACCGTTATGTTTAGAAACGTCAATTCCATAGACTTTAGTTGCCATATTTATCATCTCCCTTTATAAAAATTAACTTAATTCATTTCTATGTTTTGTCCCGAAGAAAGAATAATCAGTATTACTCAAATCTTCTCTATCTCTAAATGTAGCAAAAATCTCAACTCTGTCATTGTTTTTGCTTATCTTAAAACGCTTAGAATATTCTTTTGTCGGTTCGATCCATCTTTCTTCATTCTGAACTAAATCTTTAATCCCATTAATTATATCTTTCTGAGTTAAGTCCCAAACACCAACATAATAAGGATCGTACCAACAACATT